CTTGAAATTATCTCCGGAGGGAGATTTTCTCAGTACTTTTTCAACCCATCAGGTCTGAACATTTAATAATTATTCATCAAACTGCTAGTTCTTCCTTTCGTTGCATTATTTATCTCCGTTCAAAGAATGTGTGTCAAGGCTAATGATTCGATTTGATGGGTTTAGAAAGTACTGAGAATACATTTACAATTGGAGGATGTTTTATATGAGTAATAAGAAGCGTACCTCAATTGCCTCTACGCCTGAGGAACGAGAAAATATATTAATCTCGTTGGCTTATGATGCTGCTGAGGAACGAATCAGAAGTGGTAAAGCATCTTCTCAGGAGATAATACATTTTCTAAAGATGGGATCTTCCCGAAATGAATTAGAAATGGAAAAATTAAAGAACGAGAATGAAGTATTAAGAGCTAAGGCAGATGCTATAGGTTCTCAGCAGGAGATAAAGGAGATGTATGGCGAGGCAATGAAGGCATTTAAAGTGTATAGTGGACAAGAGGAAGAAGATGAGTACTAGATCATATGAAGAACTTATTACTATTCCAGACTATGATGGTAGAATAAAATATTTACAAACTAATAATGTAATTGGCGAAGATACATTTGGTGGATCCAGAATGTTAAACCAAATGTTTTATAAGTCTGATGAATGGAAAGTACTTAGACGTGATGCTATTATTCGAGATAAGGATAACGACTTGGGGATTCCAGGTATGAAGATAGTTGGTAAAATATACGTACATCATATAGAACCAATAACTAAAGAAGATTTGTTATCTAGAAATGATAAAGTATTATCATTAGATAATGTTATCTGTTGTTCTGATATAACCCACAAGAGAATACACTATGGCGATTCTGAAGAAGAACTACGAAAGTTATCTGGTGATAGACAAATCAATGACACTAAGTTATGGTAGAATAAAGAATATAATATGAAAGATGAGGTATAGGTATGCCATTAACAACACCGATGTTAACCTCTGTAAAAAGATATTTAGGTATTTCAAATGAAGACACTTCGTTTGATGAAATATTAATAGATAATGCTAGAATTAGTTTATTGGAAGTGTCCGATATCGGCGTAATTGATAACAATAATGGTGAAGCGGATTTTAGTGAGATAACAAATAAGACGACATGGAATGATATAATGCTAAAATTATATCCGAAATTAGATTCGAAAGTAAAAAACTTATTACCATATGTTGAAACATTTGTTTGTATATCTGTTAGGCTATTATTCGATCCGCCTGTTTCCCAAATTATATTACAGATGTTAAAAGATAAAAAGAACGAATTAATATATAGATTAAATAGGCATTTAGATAATACAAACTGGATTATTGGTGATAATAATGAACAACATAGAACATTTTAATAAAAACCACGATGCTCATGGACGATTCACGTTTGGAAGCGGTACTAGAAGAGCTAGAAAAACAATTATCAATTATGACACTGGTGAACCAGTAGATAATAGATTAATTAAAACTGCTAGTAAAAAAACACGAAAAAAAATAGACGATTCTAAACCATTAAAAAATATTAGAGAAAAACGTAGAGTTATCCAAAATAAGAGAATAGTCGAGGCAAGACAGGAACTAAATAGAATTAAGAAACGAAATGCAGAAATGAGTAATGCTTCAAACCATGAAAAATTAGAAGATGCCATAAAACGTGTTGATATTAATAAAATATTAGATTTATATCCGTATGCATCTGACTATGAATTGCAATCTGCAAAAAACAGAATCGATAATTTAAATTATATAAAAAAACAAGGTGCTATCGAAAGAAGACATAATAGAATTAAGAAATCGGTAAATAAACTTGATAATTTTAATAGTACTGCAAAAATATTAAAAACAACATATCGAACAGTTAAACCAATCAAAAATGAAGTTAGTTTTTGGTATGACACACTGAAAATGTTTAGAAAATAATATTAAATGCATGGGGGGGGTAATAACATGAACAGCATAGAACATTTTAATAAAAATCATGATGCACATGGTAGATTTACGTTTGGATCTGGTGGGGGGGGTCTGAGAAGAGAGGATCGAAGAACTAAAAAAGCACTAAAAAAAGAACAAGTTCGTTATACATTGACGGAAAAAGATTTATATAGTTGGTCCAAAGATGACGAAACAATAAAAGAGTATGGTGGGCCAATATATGAACGTGATTTAGATAAATACACTGAAATACAAAGAAAAGTAATAAATAATACTAAAAATAAAAAATTAATAGAAGCACGAAAAAAAGTGCTTAAAGAAAAATATAAAAATAAAAAAAATATAAAAGATGTTATTGCTTATCCGCAAATTAATTATAAACCCCATAGGAATGATCGAAGTAAAGATGTATGGGTCACTAATATTAAAATGGAAAAAATATACAATAAACCATTTCGTGAACTTGCAAAAAAGACTGGGGCTATAGCAACTGCTGGAGTAATTGGTAAATATATAATAGATAAGAAAATTTTAAAATAATATGCCTTATTTATAAGAGGAGGTAACAATCAATGAATAACATAGAACATTTCAATAAAAACCACGATGCTCATGGACGATTCACGTTTGGAAGTGGTATCGGAAGAGCTAAAAGGGAATTAAAAAGAAACCAAGTTCAACTTACTTTAGATAGAGATGAAATAGTAGATAAATATGGATTTGTAGATCCTAAAAAAATGAATAATGCAATGGGTAAAGTTATAAACAACAGTAAAAATAAGAAATTAATAGATGCTTACAAGAAGGCGGTTAAAAGTAAAAATAAAAATATCAGAGATGTATATATGAATATCCATTTCTATGATAAAAAAACAAATAAAAAAAAAGTTGTTTCTAAAATTAAAATCGGTGAAAAAATATATAAAAATCCGTATAAGGAAATCGCAAAAGAAACAGCTAAACTAGCAGGCGCACTTGCAATTATTAATACTATTACTGGTATGGCATATACTGCATCCAGAGCAAGATAATGGCATTATCTAATACTGCAATTCCGATTTATTATGGAGAATTCCGTGATAAAGTTCTTCGTGGCGAGATAGTGGTAAATGAATGGATTTCTATGGAGATGAATCGTATAGATGAACTTATAGCTGATCCAAGATATTACTATGACGATAAAGCAATTGATGGGTATGTCAAATATTGTGAGAATGAATTAACATTAACCGATGGTGGCGATTTAAAGTTATTAGATTCATTCAAACTATGGGCAGAGGCTGCATTATCTTGGTTTTATTTTATTGACCAAAAAGTATTTATCCCTGGTAAACATGGGTCTAGTGGTAGATATGTTGTTAAGAAAAAAAAGAAACGATTAGTCAATAAACAATATTTAATAGTTGCCAGAGGCGCAGCTAAATCTATATATGGTTCAACAATTCAAAGTTTTTTCTTAAATATAGATACTTCTACAACACACCAAATAACCACAGCGCCTACTATGAAACAGGCCGATGAAATACTATCACCAATTAGAACGGCTATTACTAGAGCTAGAGGTCCACTATTTAAATTCTTGACAGATGGTTCTATGCAAAATACCACCGGTAGTGCGATGAACAGACAAAAGCTTGCATCTACTAAAAAAGGTATTGAGAATCTATTAACTGGTTCATTGTTAGAAATAAGGCCAATGTCTATAAATAAACTGCAAGGATTAAGATGCAAGATTGCAACTGTAGACGAGTGGTTGTCTGGAGATATTCGAGAAGACCCAATCGGTGCAATAGAACAGGGTGCATCAAAGATAGATGACTGGTTGATTATAGCTACAAGTTCTGAAGGAACAGTTAGAAACGGTTCTGGTGATAATATCAAAATGGAATTAAAAAGTATACTCCGAGGCGATTATTATGCGCCGCATATATCAATCTGGTATTATTGTTTAGACGATGTAAGAGAAGTTGGTGACCCAGATATGTGGGTTAAGGCTAATCCAAATCTTGGAAAGACAGTATCTTATGAAACGTATCAATTGGATGTTGAAAGAGCTGAGAATAATCCGGCTGCAAGAAATGATATACTAGCAAAAAGATTTGGTATACCGATGGAAGGTTATACATATTTCTTTACATACGAAGAGACATTACCGCATATGCGTAGAGATTATTGGAATATGCCTTGTGCTCTTGGAGCTGACTTATCCCAAGGCGATGACTTCTGTGCATTTACATTCCTATTTCCACTAAGGCAAGATGAATTCGGTATAAAGACTAGAAGTTACATAACAAGTAGAACTTTTGGAAATCTTCCATCTGCTATGGCAGTTAAATATCAAGAATTTATTAATGAAGGAAGCTTGGTTGTATTTGAAGGTACAACATTAGAGATGATGGATGTGTATGATGATCTAGATAAATACATTATAGATTGCGGATATGAAGTAAATTGTTTTGGATATGACCCATATAATGCTCAGGAATTTATAACTAGATGGTGTAATGAAAATGGTAGTTATGGTGTTGAGAAAGTTATACAGGGCAGTAAGACTGAATCAGTACCACTTGGTGAATTAAAGAATCTATCGGAAGATAGACTTCTATTATTTGACCAATCGCTTATGTCGTTTGCAATGGGTAATTGTATAGTTTTGGAAGATACTAATGGTAATCGAAAACTATATAAAAAACGGCACGATCAAAAAATAGATAATGTTGCTGCACTAATGGATGCATATGTTGCATGGAAAAGAAATAAAGAAATGTTTTAGATAAGGAGAAGATATGGCTTTTAGTGAACGTATAAAGCAAGCATGGAATGCATTTACATCAAGGGATCCAACACCAGTTAATTATGGAGTATCCTATGGAATTCGAAACGATAGACCATTTATCATGTCGAATAATAATACTCTTATAAATTCTATATATAATAGAATAGCAACCAGTGCATCGTCTGTAGATATATTGCACGCTAAAATAGATGATAATAATAAATTTTTAGAGGTTATTAATTCTGGAATAAATAATTGTCTATCTCGAAGTGCAAATATAGATCAAACAGGACGACAATTTATAATAGATTCTGTATTAACTTTATTAGATGAAGGGGTTATGTGTTTAGTACCAATAGACAAAAATATAGAAAAAATAAAAGATATAAATGGTATAGACATAATAAAGGAAGATATTGAATCTATAAGAGTTGGACGAATAGTAACCTGGTATCCTAGAAATGTTAAAGTAAATGTGTATAACGATCAAACTGGGATAAAGGAAGATATTGTATTACCAAAAGAATCAGTAGCAATTATTGAAAATCCGTTCTATACGACAATGAATGCTCCAAATTCAACAGCAAAAAGATTAATGCATAAAATGAATTTACTAGACGGATTGGATAACGACGCAAGTTCTGGAAAATTGGATATAATTTTACAGTTACCGTATGTTGTAAAGACTGATGCTAGACGTAAAGAAGCACAAAAACGAATTGCTGAGATTGAGGATCAATTAAGGAATCATAAATATGGAATAGCATATACTGACGGCACTGAGAAAATTGTGCAATTAAATAGACCTATTGAAAATCAATTGCAGAAACAAATCGAATATCTTACGGATCTTTTATTCGGTCAACTCGGCATAAATCCTAAAATATTAGACGGTACGGCAGATGAACAAACGATGCTAAACTTTCATGCGAATATTTTAGAACCAATTTTATTAGCAATAACTGAAGAATTAACTAGAAAATTTATAAAAAATCAAAATGAAAAAATATTATTCATTAGAGATCCATTTAAATTAGTTCCGGTTGAACAAATAGCAGATATTGCAGATAGAATGACTAGAAATGAAATATTATCATCTAATGAAATACGTTCTATAATAGGATTTAGACCTTCGTCGGATCCAAATGCTGACGAATTACGAAATAAAAATATAAATAAAACGGTAAAAGAAAATACCGAAGACCAAATAAAGAAGGAGGAATAAAAATGGCTATAAAATATCCAGATTGGTTGCCTGGTGAACCAGATTTTTCTGGCTGGGCTACTAAAAATGATACTTTATGTAGTGATGGCGTCACAATTAAAGAAAATGCATTTGTTAATCAGAACAGAACTAAAGTTCCGCTTGTATGGCAGCATAAACATGGGGATCCAGTAACTATATTGGGTCATGCTTATTTAGAAAATAGACAAAATGGAGTATATGCATACGCATATTGTAATGGAACTAACTCAGGAGTACAAGCAAAAGAAATAGTACAACATGGTGACGTTGAAAGTTTTTCGATTTTTGCCGATACATTAACTAAAAAGGGAATGAATATAGTACACGGTATAATTCGAGAAGTTAGTTTGGTTTTAGCTGGAGCTAATCCAGGAGCTATGATAGATGTCCCATACATAGAACATCTAGACAGTGAAGAAGTAACGGAGGCTTATATGTATAATGACGAAAAAGAATTGACAATTAGTCATGCGAAGAATACAGATGAAAAGAAAACAGAGATTGATGATGATACTACAGTTGGTGAAATACTATCAACTCTAACTGAACCACAGGCAGTAGCTGTCAGTTATGTAATGAATGAATTGGCACAGTCTGTTGCTGATGAACTAAGTAATATTGATGATGACGACGAAGATGATGACAATACTAACAATAATAAAAAAAATATGGAGGATAATATGAAACATAACCTATTTGAAAACTATGACTCAAGAGAGAACACAATTAGTCATTCTGAGTTTGTTGCAGTTGTAGACAATGCAAGAAAGACCAATAGAAGTTCGCTGGCTAATGCTATGGAGGAGGCATTCGGATCTGATGTGATTGCACATGCTTACCCTACAAATGAAGGCGGTGGAGAGCAGAAGTACGGTATGAGTAATATTGGATATCTATTCCCAGATGCTAGAATGACTGAAGATATGCCAGGATTCATTAAGAGAGATACTGGATGGGTATCAAATTTCATGAATGCAACATATAAGTCTCCATTTAGTAGAATCAAGTCTGTATTTGCAAATATTACAGAAGATGAAGCTAGGGCTAAGGGTTATGTAAAGGGTAAGGAAAAGGTTGAAGAAGTATTTAGCTTACTAAAGAGAGTTACAACACCTTGCACTGTATATAAAAAGCAGAAGCTTGATAGAGATGATATCATTGATATTACATCATTTGATGTTGTTAGACTAATTAAGGAAGAAATGAGAATCATGCTCGATGAGGAAATTGCAAGGGCTGCTCTTGTAGGAGATGGAAGAGTTGCATCGCATGCTGACAAGATTAAGGAAGATTGTATTCGTCCAATTGCAAAGGATGATAACGTATACAATATTCGAGTAGATCTAACTGCAAAGACTGCCGATGATTCAACAAAGAAAGCTCAGAGCTTCATTGACGCAATGATTAGAGCTAGAAAGAACTATAAGGGTTCTGGATCTCCAACGCTATATATTACTGAGGATATGCTCGCAGATCTTCAGCTAATGAGAGATAATACTGGAAGAGATCTATTCACATCAACTGATCAGATTGCTACAAAGCTAAGAGTTAAGGAGATTGTAACAGTTCCTGTATTCGACGGAGTTAAGCTTGATACTGATAAGCCACTAGTTGCTATTATGGTAAATCCATTTGATTACGGAATCGGAACAGATAAGGGCGGTGAAGTTAATGTATTCGATAATTTCGATATTGACTTCAACCAGTATAAGTATCTAATGGAAACAAGATGCTCTGGAGCTCTTAGACTTCCATACTCTGCAATTACTGTAACGATGAAGGTTACAGCTTAATAGGAGAAATTCAAAATGGCGAAATTTTTTGGAAAGATTGGCTTTGCTAACACCGAAGAAACGTCGCCTGGTGTATGGGTAGGTGTGGTGGAACGTCCGTACTATGGCGATATTCTTAGTAGGGGCATGAATGTCATGTCTACAGAACAAGTCAATAAGGACATTTCTATTACTAATAGAATAAGCATCATTGCCGACCCATATGCTTATGAGAACTTTTCGGCTATGCGGTATATCAAGTTTATGAATACCGCATGGTCTATTAATTCGGTGGATGTTCAGTATCCACGACTTATTCTAAACATTGGGGGTTTGTATAATGGAGAGACGTTATGAACTAAATGATGCCTTAAAAAAGGTTCTTGGCTCTAATAATGTATATTTTCAACCTCCCGAAAATATAAAACTAAATTATGATTGTATTATATATAAAAAAGGTAAAGCCAAAAAATTTAGAGCAAATAATAGTATATATATAAATAAAGATTTTTATGAACTTTTAGTTATAAGTAAAAAACCTGACAATCATATAGTAGACGAATTGGAAAAGTCATTTAAATATTGTGAACATCAAACATCTTATACTGCAAATGGTTTGTATCATTCTGTGGTTAATCTATTTTATTAAACTAAATAAGGAGAATATTATAAATGGCAAGTAAAAAAATTGAATGGGATAATACCGGAAAACGATTTTACGAAACTGGTGTTAGAAACGGTGTACTGTATATTCAGAACAACACAGGTGGATATGATAAGGGCGTTGCTTGGAATGGTTTAACATCAATTCAGGAAAAACCGTCTGGAGCAGAAGCAAATGAAAATTATGCGGATGATATTAATTATCTAAATCTATATTCTGCTGAAAAATTTGGAGCTACCATTGAAGCATTCACATACCCTGATGAATTTTCAAAATGCGACGGATCGGCTGAAGTAGAAACTGGAGTATATATCGGACAGCAGAATAGAAGTACATTTGCACTATCATATCGTACAGTTCTAGGTAATGATGTACTAGGCGATGATTATGGATATAAGCTTCATATTATTTATGGTGCAAAGGCTGCTCCATCAGAGCGTCAGTATTCTACAATTAATGATTCGCCATCAGCAATTACATTCTCATGGGAACTAAGTACAACACCAGTTGTTGTACCAGGATATAAGCCAACATCTATCTTTATACTAGATTCAACAAAGCTTGATAAAACTAAGATGAAGAAGGTTGAAGATAAGCTATATGGTACCGATACTACAGATCCTGCACTTCCAACACCAGCAGAACTTATAGCACTAATTAAGAGCTAAAAATATAATTAAGTAGGTAGTACGTAATATATTAAATACTACCTACTATTTTTTATAATTAGAAAGGAAGAAATAAAGATGATAAAAGAAATTATTAATTACGAAGATTACAATGGGGATAATAAAACTAAAGAATGTTATTTTCATTTAAAAAAGACAGAACTATTAGAATTGGAAAAATCATATCCTGGTGGGTTATCGTCTTATATTAAGTCGGCTCTTGATAATCCAGATGGAATTGAACTTATATTATTTTTAAAAGATGTTATTCTAGAATCATACGGAATAAAATCTAATGATGGCGATAGATTTATTAAATCCGAAGAGATGAAAGAAATGTTTGAACAATCGGAAGTATTTGAGACATTTTTATTTGATCTAGTTAATGATGAGCAGCGAGCAGTTAATTTCATCAAAGGAGTATTACCAAAATCTCTAAGCGAAGAAATCGATAACCTAGATCATCCAAATAATTAAAGAAATGTTAGATATATATATAGATGATATAGACCTATATGACGAGCAAAATGAAAAATTTATACATATAAATTCACAGCATATATATTTAGAACATTCTTTAGTATCTATTTCAAAATGGGAGTCAATTTGGAAAATACCATTTATAAATAAAAAAGAAAAAACTAAAGAACAAATACTAAGTTATATAAAATGCATGTTATTGACTAAAAATATAGGTGATTATATATATCAAATATTAAATAATGAACAACTAATAACAATTATGAATTATATTAATGATTCTATGACAGCAACATCTATAAATGAGACAATGAATAGTTCTAAGTCTGAAGTGATTACTTCAGAAATAATATATTATTGGATTATAAAGTTTAATATTCCAATATGTAGTCAGCATTGGCATTTAAATAGATTATTAACACTTATACGAGTTTGTGGGATTAAAGAATCGCCAGATAAAAAAATACCAACTAACGAAATTCTTAATAAAAATAGAGAGCTTAATGAATTAAGAAAAAGAGAGTATAATACAAAAGGGTGATTAATTATGATAGACATAGAATCATATGGCACTTTTAAAGATATTGAGAAATTTTTAAAAAAGGCTACAAATATACAATTAGAAAGTATATTGACAAAATACGCTAAAATGGGGGTGGATGCTTTATATGACGCCACCCCTAAAAAAAGCGGGTTAACTGCAAATAGTTGGGTGTATACAATTCATAAAGGTAAAAATGAGTCTGTAATAGAATGGCATAATACTAATATCAATAAAGGGGTTAATATAGCTATAATATTAAATTACGGGCATGGCACTGGAACTGGAGGATATGTCCAGGGGCGAAATTATATATCGCCAACCATTCGACCAATATTCGAAGAAATCGCAAATGCCGCATGGGAGGAGATTGTTAAAGAATGAGTATAGATACTAAAATAGTAGAAATGAAATTTAAAAACTCCCAGTTTGAAGCGGGAGCAAAAGAGACATTATCAACGATAGATAAATTAAAAAAAGCTTTGTCTTTTGAAAAAAAAGAAAAGGGTTTAAATAATATAGATAAGGCTGCTAAAAGTATAAATTTTAATGGCGCTATATCCGGTGCTGATGCTCTAGGTGTAAAACTATCAAAATTACAAATCATAGGATATACAGCATTGCAAAATTTAACAAATTCAGCTGTAAATTTTGGTAAAAAATTATCGACCGGAGTGTTTCAACCATTATTTAGTGGCGGTTGGAATAGGGCTACTAATATAGAAAGAGCACACTTCCAATTAGAAGGTTTACTCGGTAAAATGGATAAAACCTGGAATGGTTTTAAAACAGACATACTATATGGTGTAAAAGATACTGCATACGGATTTGATGAAGCTGCTAGAGTTGCATCTCAGTTGGCTGCATCTGGATATAGAGCTGGCGATAGTATGAAGACATATTTACGTTCTATATCTGGTGTATCAGCAATGACTAACAGTTCTTATACAGACATTGGTAATATATTTACAACAGTTGCTGGTAATGGACGATTGATGGGAGAACAGTTGCTTCAATTATCTAGTAGAGGATTGAATGCTTCAGCGGCACTTGTTAAATATTTCAAGGAAGTTCGTGGTGAATCTAGCGTAACCGAATCTTCTATAAGAGACATGGTTTCAAAAGGTAAAATTGATTTCGATACATTTGCGAAAGCAATGGATTACTCATTTGGAGAACATGCTAAAGAAGCCAATAAAACTTTTGATGGTGCTTTAGCAAATATGAGAGCATCACTAGCAAGAATTGGTGCAGATGTTGCAGGACCATTAAGGGAAAATCTTAGGGACATATTTAACGCTTTAACGCCAATATTTGATAGAATACATGTATTGATATTGCCAATTATTAATACTATAAATAAATATATGGGTGGTGCGGCAAAAAGTATAATTAATATATTACATAATATATTTCATGAAACCGATAAAGGCGCTAAAACATTTGGAATATTAAGCGATGCTTTTTTAAAAAATAGTGTAGTAATACAAAATATAATTACAGTATTTAATGGATTATTATCGATTATTCATTTAGTTATAAAGGCTGTATTATACGTAGCAAATGTATTTTCGCCAGTGCTAAATATAGCTATGGCGTTTGGAAAAGTATTATTATCTGTTGCAGCATCAGTTAGTAATTTTTTTATAAAAATAGATAAAGCTACTGGTGGCGTTAGTAAATTAACAACTGCAATCGGATCATTAAAAAATACTTCTGAAAAAGCTAATGGATCATTATCACCAATGGGGTATATATTAGATGGGTTATCATCTATTGCGCATTCTTTACATGATGTTATGACTAATTTAGCACAAGCAATATCTAAAGTATTTAAAAGTATTGGTGTGGCATTATCTAATATCGGTAGTAGTGTTAGCAAAGCTATATCTGGAAAAGGATTAGAACAATTAGTAAGTATATTTAATAGTTTAACCGCAGTTTCAATAGTATATGGCTTAAAGAGTATGGCGTATAATATTAAAACAATGTTAGCATATTTTAAAGATGGTATTGTTCCTGGATTCAAATCTACAAAAATGGTATTGGATCAATTACATAGTACTTTATTTGCTTTCCAACAGGATCTGCAAGCCGATATGCTAAAAAGAATAGCATCCGCTGTATTAAGATTAGCAATAGCGTTGTTGGTATTATCTACTATTAAAGCGGATAAAATGGCGGTCGGATTAACCGGATTAGCTTCAGCTACTGGAATATTAGTGGTAGCTATGTCATATTTAATGAAAATTGCTAAATCGTCGGGTATAAGAGATGTACTTAAATTAAATATGGTAACAGGACAGCTTGTTGAATTATCTACAAGTATATTAGTATTATCTTTAGCATTAAAACAATTATCATCTATAAAGCCAAAAGAATTAGCAACTAGTCTTGGGGCATTAACATATATATTTGCGTTAATATATGGATTTACTTCAAAGATATCAAAGGCTCATAAATCATTTTATTCTCTCGGTGGGGGTATGATTGTTTTAGCTGTTGCTATAAAAATGTTGGTTAAACCAATTACTGAGTTATCGAAGTTAAAAATATCAGAATTAGTAAAAGGACTTGGATCATTGTCAGCATTACTATTAATGATATCAAAGTTTTCATCCGGGACTAAAGGCATGTTTAAAATAAAAGATGCTATAGCTCTTACGATATTGGCTAAAGGAGTATCAATATTAACAGAATCTATAAAAGCATTAAGCTCGATTAATATATCTGGATTAGGTAAAGGTATAGGATCGTTAGCAGTATTAATGACTTCATTATCTTTATTTTCAAAATATACAAGTGGTAGTTTATCATTAATAACTACTGCAGCATCCATATATATAATATCAAAAGCATTAAACGGATTTGTAAACGCTATATCCGTATTAGGGACATTAAATATTAGTACCCTAGCAAAAGGAATTGGAAGTATAGTTGCGACTATATCATTATTAGGCTTCACATTAAATAGTATGTCCGGTTTATCAATTGGTAAATCAATAGGGATATATATATTGGCGAATGCTTTAGACCTACTATCTAAGTCCATATTAACAATAGGCGGTGCAAATATTAAGAGTATAATAACCGGAATTGGCAGTTTAGCAATTATAATCGGAGGATTGGTTGTTGCTATGAATGCTATGAATGGAAGTATTGCTGGAGCTGCAGGAATGTGGTTAATGTCTAAAGCTATTGAAAATTTAGTAGCGCCTATACAAATTCTAGGAGCTATGAAAGTTGGATCGATAGTTAAATCGTTATTAACACTAGCTGTAGCAATTGGAGTTGTTGCTGGTGCTGGGGTATTATTAGCTGCAATTTCTGGGCCAATGTTAATTGGTTCTGGAGTACTGTTAGCTTTTTCGGCGGCATTGGCATTGTTTGGAGTAGCATTACTAAAGTCTTCTATAGGTATAACAGCATTCATGGCGTCTATGAAATTACTGCAGACATCTATAAATAGCGGTGGTAAAAATATAATAAGTACACTATCAATATTAGGTAAAGGAATTGGTAATTTTATAGTTCAAGCCGCTAAAGTTATCGCATCTAAGGCTGAAATAATAGCATCGTCTATATTTAATGTAATAAAAGGTATAATAATCAAAATAGGAGAAAGTGCTCCAGAATTTATCAATTGTGGAATAGAATTATTGAAAGCATTTTTGTCTGGTGTAAAAGACAACATACAAGAAATAGTGAGTACATCTGTTTTGATAGTTACTAATTTTGTAAACGGTATAAGCGAGAATGCTGATAAAGTAGTTCAAACTGGATTTACATTAGTTTCAAATTTCATCCAGTCAATAGGTGATAATTTATATTTATTGGTTGATGCTGGTTTTAAAGCTATAATATCATTTATAAATGGTGTAACACAGTCAATATCTGTAAATGCTCCGTTATTAGTAGATGCCATTATAAATTTGGCTCTGCAAATTGTATATACATTCGGATATACTATAGGTTCCTCTATCGGTAGAATAAGTGAATTCGGTGCATCGTTTATAAGAGGTTTTATTGCCGGATTAAAAAGATCAATGCCTAATATCGCTGGTACTGCCGGAAAAATATGGCCTTATATACGAGATGGAATTCGTGGAATTCCTGGAAGAATGTTTAACACCGCATTGGATGCTGTTAATGGTTTTATAAGAGGATTGGGCGCAGATGGAGTCATATCTAAAATAAGAAGCAAAGCCCACCAAATAGCTAATGCATTACCAGAGTGGATGCGAAAAGTTTTAGGTATTCAGTCACCATCTAGAGTATTAAAAGAGATAGGTAAATATGCCGTTGAGGGCTATATCATTGGTATGCAGTCTATGTCTAGAAATATTAATGACGTTTCTAAAATGATTGGAAATAAGACTGTTTCGACATTTAATAAAATGTCAGAACTAATAGCCGATAGTATAGATGATACAGTAGACGTGTCAATAACACCAATACTAGATACTAGTAAGATAGAATATGGTGCAAATAAAATAAATGACATATTAAGTACCAATACAAATACGTATACTGCGACAATGGCAGGGTCTATTAATTCTAGAATAAATGGTGATACCGGAGAAACATACAATCCGAATGGAGTAACTAATGTAGAATTTATACAAAATAATTACTCACCAAAGTCATTGTCTAGATTAGATATTTATAGACAAACTAAAAACCAAATAAATCAGATTAAGGATGTGGTAAGAATATGATAAATCATATAAAAGTAACGAATCATCTTGGACAATCTTTGTTAATGGATATGAAAAATCCATATAACGTTGGACTAGCCATTACTAATTGTGATGGCTTAGGTCCAGTTAAGTCCGACATTAATACCACCATTCTGGCTACTTCTGATGGTGCAAGATATAATTCAGCAACTGTGGGGGTTAGAAATATAACTCTAACCCTCCAACATTTATGGGTTAGTACAGTACCAGAAGCTAGAAAAAGAACATATAAATATTTCCCAATTAAGAAGAAAATAATATTAACAATAAATACTGATCATGGTGAATATCAAACAAGTGGATACGTTGAAAGTAATGATGTGTATATATGGGGGACAAAACCAAGATCATCTATTTCAATATTATGTACAAATCCATATTTTTATTCAACTTCTGGGATGGATGATATTACATCTTTTAGTAATATACAACCATTATTTGAATTCCCATTTGAAAATAATAGTCTAACGGAACCGATGTTAGAATTTTCATCATCAACAAGTATTACAGAAAAGAATATAGATTACAGAGGCGATGCTGAAATTGGTATGTTTATGACTCTTCAATTCACAGGCATCGTAAAAAATATAACAATACATAATATAACGTTAGATCAGCATATGAAAATAGATACTAAACGTCTTAAACCGGTAGTTGGTACTGAATATTTCAAAGCTGGTGACGAAGTAACAATTAATACAATAACTGGTGAAAAGTTTATATATCTTCAGAGAGACGGAGAAACCAAATCTATATTGGCGTGTCTTGATAAGAATACCGATTGGATTAATCTCGTTTCTGGGGATAATCACTTTGCATATGTTGCAGAGTCTGGAATAGAGTTTATAAATTTCCAGATTAAACACCTATTATATTATCAGGGGATATAACTATGCAATTAAGAATATTAAATCAAGAATTTATACCTTTAGAGGTAGTAGATACATATAAATCTATTATATGGACAGATAGATATGATTTATGTGGAGAATTCGAATTATGTCTAGATCCTTTAAGTGTACTAGCTAAAACTATACAAAAAGATAATTATCTTGAGCTAGATACTAGTGAGCATTTAATGATAGTTGAAGATTTTAATACTGAAACCGATTTTGATGACGGGGATTTGCTAATCATTAAAGGTAGATCTTTAGAATCTATTTTAGATAGAAGAGTGATTTGGCCACAGAGAATATTTGACGGTGATTTTCAAAATCAAATAGAAACTATGATTAATGAGGCTATTATAAATCCTGCAATTGCTGACAGACGAATACCGAATTTCGTATTTAAAAGAAGTACCGATCCTAATGTTACACAGTTGACATTTACGGGGCAATTTACGGGGGATAATTTATATACAGTTATTACTGAAGCTTGTCGTAAAGCTAAGTGTGGATTTAAGATACTTCTTAATGAAAATAATCAGTTCGAATTTCAACTATACTATGGTGTAGATCGTTCGTACGACCAGTATGAGCGTCCAGTAGTTGCATTTACTCCTGGGTTTGAGAATCTTAGAAAGTCGACATATAAAGAAAATAATAGTCCTTTTAAATCAATAGCTATAGTTGCTGGTGAAGGCGAAGGCGCTGCTCGTAAGTCAATTGCTGTACAGGCTTCGGAAAGTAAATCTGGATTATTAAGACGCGAACTGTATGTCGATGCTAGAGATATCTCTACTAATACTGAATCGGGTACGAATCTTACAGATGCACAATATAATGACTTACTTAAAGAGCGTGGTGTTAGAGATTTAAATGAGAATTTCTATATACGGTCATTTGAGGGTGAAGCTGAAACGAATTCTACGTTTATATTAAATAAAGATTTCTATATGGGTGATATAGTGCACATTGCTAATCAGTACGGTAAAGAAGCTAAGAGTAGAGTTAGCGAGATTATATTCTCTCATGATAAAGACAAGCTTACAATAGTCCCTACATTTAGCTCAGCTGAAATGAATTTAACATATCAGAATGCCCCTATTCAAACACTAGTTCCTAATAGACCAGCTACATCTGAATCATTAGAAGAAGCTAAGAAAGCTATTGAAAAAGCTAATAAGGATATAGTTTCCATTATCAAAGATTTAAAAGACTTGATAGTGTCAGTAGATGTATTATATTATGTCTCGTCTAGCTCAACCGAATTAAAAGGTGGAACGTGGGTATCTCAAATAACCGGAGAAATTCAAAATGGATTTATTTGGACTAAGACTAAAACGGTTTATAAGGACGGTCATACCACAGAAACAAATCCTACTGTAATTTCTTCTAGTAAATCTGCGGAAGGAAAGCAGATAACAGAAATTATAGAAGAATATTACGATTCCACCTCCGCAAATTCCCCGGAGGGAGGTTCCTGGAAAACTTCCTTAGATGGCATGGATTTATCATCTGGTAGTATTACGGTTTGGACTCGTACTAAAATAAGATATAGTGATGGTAGTGAATCAATAGTTACACCGCAGTCATTAGACAGTACAATTAATAAGACAATAGAGTCTACTATATATGTTAATAACTTAGTAGAGATGGCAAACTCTGGGCAATTTAATGGTCCGCAGGGTCCTCCAGGTCCACAAGGAGATCCGGGTACACCTGGCGATCCTGGTCCTGCTGGTCCGATGGCATATGTCAAGATTATTCCATCTAATATAAAAGTAGGAACTTGTGACTTAGAAGCATTCTTATTTGTTGATGGTGTTTTGAAGACTGACGGCGTAACTTATAATTGGAAGAAAAATAATGAAGATACTGTTTTGTTTAACACTAAGAAAATTACCGGTGTAAGTATTACATCTGCTGTATATTCTTGTCATTGTGAATGGAGGTAAGATATGGCTGATAAAAATGAAGCTATGGGTAGTTATGACTTAACTCAATTATCGGTAATAACCGAAAGGCAAGTTAAAACTGATAATAAAGTATCTGAATTAGAGCCGACAATAAATAATGTCAAGAAATATGTAACAATATCTGATGGTACGATAACTATTGGTTCTAGTGATTCAGATGTAAAAATGAGAATTGATAATGATTCAACCGATTTAATTAATGTTATAACTAATGCTATTCTGTGCAGTTTCAATAGTGAAACTACTCAAGTAAAAAACTTAGATGTTCTTAACAATTTAAAAGTTTGGGATTATAGTTTTAAGCATGATGCAGATGGTAATATATTCTTTGGAAAGGATTAAAAAATGGCAGAATTTATAAATGGTGTTCGTACGACAGTTACTATGCGAGAAGATACTTCTAAAACTAATTACGAGAAAACACATGGCAAAATGATACCAGGAAAATCTTATATATTTTTGGATTTTAAATTTGAGGTAGCTAAAGATGTTGAATTCGGTTATATTCAAGTAAATTTTGGAGTATATTCAAGCTTTATTGACTTAGAAACTATAGGTAGAGATATTGATGAAAATCCAAATTATAGATGTATTAATTCCGATACTTATAATATAGATAAAAAATCTGATGGTTCTATGATAATAACTGCTACATCTTATTCACTACTATCGAATCCGGCACAACTTTATAATGATCAGTATGTATTTGTTGGCATAACTACAAATTATAGTAAGACTACACAATTCGATCATTTTTCACTTTCCAATTTTAATATGTATCAGTATATGGATCCGTCTATTTCATTTATAAAAGCTGATAGGGTTTCTGATGGTGGTGTTGTCATTACTTTACGTATGATCGCATTTATTAAAAATGGTTTTACTTCAGATGATAGTCTTGTACTTCATATAAAAGAACAAACTAAATCAGAATATACCGAAATTAAACCAGCAAAAAATTCAACTATAAAATACGATAAAAATATAGATTATGTTAACGGAACATTATATACTGGTTATGTAAAAATAACAGTTCCATCAATTTCAAATAATACACATAATGCATATATAACATTTAATACTTTAGGCAAAGAATTTCAATTCCTAATATTTAATATACCAGCAAAATATCAGCTTTTATGTTTTGGTAAAAATGGACAAGCGATTGCGTTTGGAAAAATATGTGAACAAGATGGTTTCGAAAATAACTTAGAAAGTTGGCATTATAAACCAGCACATTTTGTGGATCAGGTGCATTTTAATACTGCACCAACGGGCATACCATCAGATACAATGATTATAAAGGGTACATTAGAACCATCAAAGATGATAGAAATGAGTTTCGGTGGTACCATGGGTAATGATCCTCAAACCACAAAGGACGATCATTCGTATCCATATAAACAAACATTCTGGTTAAATCCGTCTAAATATGGTAAAACAGTAGATGACTTTTTAAATAATTGCGTAATTGAAATGTTTATGGATACTCCATGCAATGGAATATGTCCTAGACTATATTATAGAACTTATGCTGGTGATATAGAAATAGACGTACTATCTATGGTTAGAAACATTACAACTACACCAATAAGATTACGTTTTACTTTTTCAGATGTATTTACATATTAAATAAGGAGGTGAATTTATGGCATTTACTTATGGTTTTTACAATTCTAAAAATCATGATCGTAAGTACGATGCCCGTCAATTCTGTAGTATCTTTGATGGTATTATTAACGACGGAGTATTCGAGTCAATCGGCAAACAGCTTACGGTTAAATTAAAACAGAATCGAACAGTACTAGTCCAGGAGGGTAGAGCATGGTTCAATCATACTTGGAATGATAATGACACTCCTTATGAACTTACTATAGATAATCCGGATGCACTATACACTAGATGGGATGCTGTAGTTTTGGAAGTTAATACGGACGACATGGTTCGAGCTAATAGTTTAAAAGTTATTAAGGGTACACCGGCTAGTAATCCTAGCAAGCCAACTATGAAGAAAACAACTTCGCAGTTCCAGTACCCGCTAGCATATATTCAAGTAATTCCTGGAAAGACTAAACTCGATGGTTCGGATATACAGAATGTAGTGGGTAGTCTAGAGTGCCCATTCGTTAAGGCTGTAACTAAGATGGCTACACTAACCGATATATATTCGCAGTATGAATCTCAGTATAAGGAATCTATAGAGAGTAAGACTACTGAATTCGAAAACTGGTTTAGAACTATTCAGTCAAATCTAAGCGGAGATCAGGCTACAAAGCTATGGGCATATGTGATGCTTACTCCGACTGTAAAAAGTGAACTGAATAAATTCGGTATACCAACTCCAAACAATGCAACATTAATAGATGTTATACGTGATTTGGTTTCGAAATTAGATACTTACAAAATTATAAAACGAGATGTTTTAATTCGTAAAGAGGATTGTGTTACTACAAACGACTATGCTGGATATAAATATTATATTCGTATACTTATTGATGGTTGTACATCAAGTCATATACCTAATGTTTATACTAAACTTGGAGAAAATATGAATAATGTTGCACCACTATGTAAGACTGAAAACGGATATCTTGATATATATCTAAGAGATGCTAATTTTAATAGTTTTACAATTCCTCTGATTGTTCTAGAAAAAGAAGATTATTAATATAGGAGGTAATTATGGCTATAGGAGTAGTACACGGTCTTGGCGGTGGGATTAGTTTAGTTAAGCAAGAAGTAACAACTAATTCAAGAGGATTTAAAATAGTATATGCCGAATATTCTAATGGTTATGTAGTTATGGATGCCATTGGTACTGATATTGCGTGGCAGCCTAATTCAACTGTGACTGTAAAATTTGATTTCCCTAATGGGGTGAAGTTAGACCCAGCATCATATGTTGTTACCACTAGCGTTGGACGAAACGGTCAGTTAGTACGTGATTTACTAGTTATGGCAGATGGTGGTGGTAATCCAAAATATGATGAAACTGGTTTCAATTATTCATGGTGGCAGACTGCTAAATATCAAATTGGATTCCATTTCCACATCGCTGGAATGAGAAAAATATAGAGGCTTATAATATGAAAGATGCTAATTTTTTGATAGCTCTTATTACTATGATGATTGGTAATGGCGGAGCGATATGGAAAGCTCTTAATGTGTATTATAAACGTAAGGACGCTCAGGATGCTTTAAAGGAAAAAGAGTCATTAGAAATTAGATTGGCTCATGAGCGTCAATTGGAAGAGATGAATTTTAAATTAGAGAAAGTAGCAGATATAACTTGTGCACTTGCTCAGTTTAGAATAACCAAAGAGGTTGAAAAGCATTCCGATATGAATGCTATAACTCCTGCCGATCGTTCGGTAATAGAGGAAATGTATGAGCCATATGAGGCTTTAGGACGAAATCATCATGCTCACAATGCAGTAATAGCTATGGAGCAAATACCAATTGTAACTAAATATAATAAAAAAGAAGGTGAATAGGATATATGGATAAGTTTTTAATGTCTAATACCACTGAAGCAAAGCTTGTAAGGACTATGGTTCAGGGTATTCTGTCTATTCTAATGCAGAATCTAGCAGACTATCTTGGACTACTGAAGCTAACGCCTCAGACGGTAGCATTGGTTACTCCAATACTAATGTCAGTTTTATCTGCATTAATGTCAATATTCGGAGATAAGATGAATAATAATCTTAATAACCCGAGCGAAGGAGACCTCCCAATCCAGGCAGACAGAAAAGATGTAGATGAGGCTAGTGTTGTAGATGTAGCTATGGGTCATTTGGATCCAGGTGCAACGTCTGACAATTATATAGAAAGAAGTGCCTCAAATGTCAAAGATATATAAAGTAATAGATGTATCAGAATTCCAAGCACCGAAAGGACAGCACATAGATTGGGAGAAAGTTAAGAATTCTGGTATCGATGGTGCAATAATCAAGTTTGGAGCCGGCCCTAAGTTGGTTGACTCTGAGTTTGATTATAATGTAAAAGAGTGTATTCGTCTAGGATTGCATGTTGGTGCTTACATATATTCATGGGCAACAACCGCTAAAGAAGCAGAGTATGAAGCAGATAGATTGATTGAGGCTTGCAGTAAATACAATCTTGATATGCCTTTATACTATGATATAGAGGAAGGTACAATTAATAAGCGTACTGCAACCGCTCAGCTAACAACCGAAGCATTCCTTAATAGATGTAAAGAAAAAGGTATAACCGCTGGTGTATATTCTGGTTTATATTGGTTTATACATTATCTATATCCAAGTAGAATGCTAGAACATCCGCTATGGATTGCTCAGTATAAATCCGGAATCGAAAGACCAGAACACCCGCATCCAGAATGGTTTGGAATGTTCCAGTATACATCTAAAGGATCAGTTGATGGAATTGTTGGTAATGTGGATATGAATTACTGTTACGTTCCTTATTGGGAAACATATGGTAAGAAGAATCCAGTTGCTCCTGCTATGAATTTTGTAGAGCTCGATGGTGCATTACTACAATTACAGATGAAGCTAAAAGAGGCTTCTGATGCGTTAACTGTAGTGGGTAACTATTATGACTCTGTTAAATCTAAGTATTCCGATATACGTAATGCTTTAGATAAAGCAATAGAAGATAATAAGCCTCAAGATAACAATACTGAGACTCCTATACCTACTCCAGAAACACCACAGCCTACACCAGAGCCTCAAAAACCCGTTGTAACGATATTAAGTATGTCCCAGAGGCAACTATTCCTACGTACGTTTTTCTACTATTATAAGGGAAATATAGATGGTATAGACGGTCCTCAGACACAAGCTGCTGTAAAAGCTTATCAAGCTGGACAAGGGCTTAGTGCCGATGGTCTTTGGGGTGAGAATACTCAGAAGGCTTCTGAATCTAATGCTCGTGCTGTACAACAGAAGTTATGCGATGCTGGCATGAAAACCGATATCGATGGTATAATCGGTAACGATACGGTATCCTGTTTAACTAGATATCAGACAGCCGTTGGACTAACTGCTGATGGTATAATGGGTGTAGAGACTTATAGAAAGTTATTTAATGATCCTAGTTATGGCGCAGCTACAACTACTCGAAATACCGGAGGAATATCTGCGCACTTTAATAAAACAGAATTTAGATGTGGATGCGGTGGAAGATACTGTAACGGGTATAATGGTAAGGAAGTAAGTACTAGCTTGCTAAATATTTTAGAAAAGCTTAGAAGCTATTACGGACGTCCTATTGTTATTACATCTGGTATACGTTGTCAAAAGTATAATGACTCGCTTAGAGGATCTATAAAGACCTCAGCACATATTCAAGGTAAAGCTGCGGATATTTATATTCGTGGTATCACAGATTCGGCATCTGGCAGAGCTCAAGTGAAGAGATTGGCGTATCAATATGGCGCAAAGTATTGTTATTATGGTACTTCAAATATGGGCAATGCAGTGCATATAAATGTGTAAAGTGGATGATCAACGGAATATAGTACCCTCGAAAATCTCTTAAAATTAATTATACACTTTATGAAAAAAGATAATTCTATAAAAAAAGAATACTGGATATTGAAATTTTTCCGAGGGGAGATTTTCTGTAAAACTTTGCAAAAATCACAATTTAATATGGTAACTCTATTATAGCTGACTCGTAACTGAATCAGCTATTTTATTTTTTTCGCAATATAAACTATTATGACTCGTGATGAGTTTGACTCGATTAAGGGAGATAAGTTTACTCCAGATTTGGTATATATTACCGATAATATTATAGAAATTTAAGGAGGTATTTATTATGTTTAAATTTAGAGAAATTGGAAGAAATAATACTGAGAAAAAGTTTGACCCCGATAAAAGGGTGAATTGGGACTAGTAACAACTAGTCTTAATTTTCGTAAGCAAATCAAGTTTGATTATAGAAAATAATTGGAGGTAATTTATTATGAAATTAAAATTAAAAAGGTGGCCTAGTGCCGTTGCAGACTGTACTGCTGAGGATAAATTGAAACTTAATCAGTTCACTTGTTATGGATCGTACAGGTATGGAGGTACCTGTAACTGCATAAGTCATCCAGTTAAAGAATGGATTGACTTCACAAATGAAATCAAAGAAATACTAGAGTAACATCTAGTATTTATTTTTCGCGATGTAAACTATTAGTATTATAGAATATAATGTTTTTATAATAAAGGAGGTAAAATATGTTTTTACTATGGATTATTTTAATGGGTATTTCTTGTGTTACACTTTATTTAATATTAACAATTAAAGAAGAAATTGAATTGTTAAAGATTAGAGAAGCTAAACGAGGATACGGTATTAATATAATGAAACCAATGAATGAATATATTGATACTAAAGATATTATTAAGTAACTATTAGCTAGGGCGAATCAATCGTCTTAGCTTTTTTATTTGAAAGGAGATAAGATATGAGTTTTAATTCTAAAGTTATGATATTTGATGCAGTTGTATTCATTATTGGTGTTATTATAATTTCTATATTAAATTTATCGATTAAACGAGACAATAAGAAATATAATAAGGATCTTGTTGAATCGAATATCAAAAAAAGTTGTGAAATAAGAAAATTGAATAGAGAGATTGATAGATTAAATACTATTATTAAAAATAATGAGTATGATACTAAACTGGATTATGATAAAATATATTATCATAGTGCTATTGGTAGAATTGTGTTAAGCGACGGTAAAATAGTTGCTAAAGAACAATATACAACTGATATTACAAAAGCTAAAAATTTCGGGAAGTATAAAAATGATTATGTTGAGCTAGATAAGGAGGATAATTAGTATGCTTTATATTTTAATTATTAGTGTTTTATTACTTATTATAATATTATTGATTCTATATATTAAAGAATTAAACTGGATATATAATAAAACGAATGAAATTAGTAAAGAATTGATAGATTATTCAGAGAAATGCAAAAAGCTTATACATACTCAAGATAAAATTATAGAGTCACAAGATATATACATTGGCTATTTAAAAATGAAAAATAGAAAGGACAATTAATATGAAAAAGACAGAAAATAAAGGATTGATGATGATTATTGGACTATTCGTATGCTGGATAGTTGGAGCTGCATTGTACGGCTTTGCGCGTTTCTTATATAATTATTTTGATTTCAAAATACTATTATACATTATAGGTCCAATAGTTATTGGGTTTATATTTTTTATGATTGTTGGTAATATTCGAGAAAAGAAGAATCGACAAAAGAAAGTAGATTCATTAGTGGAGGAGTTATATGATAAGCTTAATAATTAAATTATTTACATTATGTATATTTTTAGTATTCTTAGCTTTTATAGCTTATATAACTTTAGGGCTAGCATGGATAGTATTTAAATTATTATGCACTTTTATAACAGTATTCCTAATATTTGGAATATTGACAAGTATGATCGATTAATTTTAAATAAGGAGATAAACTATGGAATTTAAGGCAGAATGGACTGGCGGTTATCCATCATTATGTGTTGGCGAGTGGAAACTATATCGTAGGCACAATGAATATTTGGATGATGGCACTATAGATATTTGGTATGATGACATATCTAATTTAATTCCAGAAGATTTAAAACATGAACCTATGTATACTCTTGGTGTATATTCTAGTTGGCATTTCGATTCAGATTACATTGAACAATTTGAAGATTATACGGACGGTATGAATTTTAAAGAATGGTGTAAAGAAAACGAGTCATGGATTCATCTAATTTGCAAATCTGAATATTATAAAGACCTATATGAAGCCTTTCAACAAGAAGATTGGCGCTATGAATCATGTGGTGGATGTATCTAAAAACCCCGTGGAAATATAGGCATTTATTTGCGTTTTAAGCCACGAAAAAATACGCATAGGATATATGGGTCGTAATAAAAACAGTCAATATTATAGAATATAACAACAAAAAATTTAAGGAGGTATTCGTTATGAATAAGAAAATTGTAGGCGGAGTAATCGCTGGAGTTGGAGCTGTTATTGGAGCTGGAGCTATGCTCTTCAATAAGAAGAGACATGGAGACGACTTTGATGAAAGTGACATCGCTAGAGATGAATATGGCGAAATTGAAGATTCAGAAGAAACTGAAGAAAAGTAATTGTTAATTCCCACAAAAGGGTTCACTAAATTGAACACCGCATGAATGAAATATTTGAGGCGGATCATCAATTTGGTAACTCTTTTATTTTTTTTTGAAAGGAGATAAATGATGGCAAATAAAAATACAAAGGTTAAAAGTTTAAAGATAAAGAAAAAGCAGAGTTTCTGGAAACTATACTTTAAGGAGCTGAAGAAGAACCTTAAGTCTTATTATTCTGATAATAAGTTGGAGTGTATATGGGGTGGTATATCAATTATTTTATGGATATTCGGTCTTAAGAAGAAAAGAGAAAATAAGAAGAAAGTTAAATTCTACGATTCTCTAAGAGATGGTAGAACTTATATTAATGAGAATGATGAAGAGATTATTGTTACTCTAAATAAAGACCATTCAATAACCGCTAAATATCCAAAGAAATAAGGAGATTGGTAATGAATAAAAAAGACCGTGAACTCAGAAACCAGCATATTGTTAATCAATATAACCTGGGCGCTAGTAAGGAGGACCTAGCGCTTTTAAATAATATGACAGTGCAAAATATTAATGTCATATTACGGAATAATAATAAAAAAAAGGTAACTGGATTAAAAAGTACGATTACAATAATAGATGAGTTTGTATCATCAGATAATTTAGAAGATCCAGTTATTAAGAATTTCATCATACATATGGATGAACTTAATAAAATCCCAAAGAATCTAAAACCTAAAAACCCTAGAAACATAACATTCAAAAATAAAATTGATGCTGAAATAATTCTAGAAAAGATGGTTGAATTTATTGTTCTTAGAGGTAAGGCTAGTTTGGCTAGGTTTTATTTGATTAATGGTATGCGTTGTCATAAACACGACCATTTTAATGGTTGGACGGATGCTAGTTATTTCATAAAAAATACTAAGATTGTATATTTTGGTCCGGACGTTGGTTATAGGATAAATCTAGCACCAAGTAAAGAAATTGAGTATGATATGGTGAATGATTTATTTCCAAAGGATTATAAGGTGAAGATTTATGAATCCTAACGCCAAAACCTACTGCATAAAAGTATCATGCAGTAAATATTCTTGTAAGTACAATCAGCATGATATGAAGCTGGGAAAAGAAAAGCAAATAAATATTATTGATATGAGTAAAACAAAGGAGTGTATAAAAAATGGGTAACGATAAGAAATATGTTTGGAAAGATTACTTTTACAGTAGAATTAATGGTGATTATAGCAAAACTCATAAAGATATTTTGAGACTTGTCGATAAAGAATTAATGATAAAATATCCAAATGAATATCCATATATTAATTTTAATTGGGCAGATATAAGTGAACTATATGATAAATACCGTGACGAATATTATGGGCAAAAAAGTGAATCAAAGAAAACACATAATGATGGTAAATATTTTATGAAAGGAATGTTGGACGGTATAACAGATGTTATGTTTTCTTATCATCCAGCCGAGATAATCTTTGATACAGATCCTATTCCTAATCTTTCATTCTTACACCGTTCTATAGATCTTGACCTGGTCCAATGGAATAAGGATAAGGATTGTGTGTTTGTTAAACTTGTGGATGGAAGAAGCACGGTGGTTAAGCGTTATGGTGATACTAAGGACGATATCTACGCAGCTGTGGCATACGCACTAGCCAAGATCGAATTCGAGACTAATAGTAACTTTAAGAAGGAAGTTGATAGTTGTCTTGTTATCCTAGATTCAAAGAAAGGTAAGAAAAATGGAAAATAAAGATTCAATAATCGATTTAACTAAAATTACAAAAGGTGGAATAGCTAATCTAACAAGACGTCTTGAACGAATTGAAAATAAGGTAGACACTATGGTTAAATCTGATCAGATGAAGTTATCTGACTTATATACTGTTGAACAAACCTATGGCGGACATAGATATATGAAAGACAAGAATGAAGCCTTTGAAAATCCTAGTAAAATTCCAATCGACTTAAATCACTGTGGAAAATTATGTGGTTGTATATACTACAATGAAAAAACTGAGGAAACATTCTTAGTTGTTAAGGACGGTATGGGAAAACCTATGTATTATTCGCTTATGGATAAGGCTAAAAAGATGTTTGAGGCTAGAATATGAAAGGTATGGGTATGATTGGTTCAGATTCTTGTCCTTGTATGACGTGCTACGGACGACATATTAATTGTCATTCTGAATGCAGAGCATATCTTGGGTGGAAAGCGGCCATGGATAAAAGAAATGCATTACGTAAAGAAGAACAAAAAAGAAACTATGGCACTGCTTCACCGAGATATGTAAATTATAATAAAAAGGAGATATAACGATGAAGAAATTAAATAAACTAGTTGTTACAAGAAATGGAGCTATGGAGTATCTTGGAGATAACTGGAAAGAAAAAGCATATAAGATTGATGATGATACGTATCTAGTTCCATACTCCGGAAATCGTGATGATTACAGAATGGGTATGGTCTACGGATTTGTGAAGGAGTGCTTGTGGAATGCATATAAACTCTGGGGTAAGGAAGAACTAGCTGAAATCAATGAAGCACTTAATTCCACTATTACTTTTGATGTAACCAAAAAAGAGTATACAGTACAATACCCATCAACTAAAAAAGTACGAATAGAACATGGTAGAAGTTTTGATTCTGTATTTAAAGAGCATTGTGATAACACTTTTAGAGATCATGCTCTTTATATTATTGAACAAACTCTAATCGGAGCATATGACTTGAAATATGGTAATGTAATCGTATTTTAGGAGGTAATTTATGTATATAGTAATATGTATTGGGTGTTTTGTACTTGGTCTATTTACCGAGTGTTTTTTAATATCTAGTATGATAAACGGAAAATTAACTGGTAGATGCTCTAAATTGAAGTTCCAAAGAAAGGACGGAAGAACTCAATATTTATTTGGTCCCGATAGTAAAACTGATTTTGCTATTCTTATATATTCATTAAATGAGAATATATATGGTGAAGTAGTTACTGAAATTGATAAGGAGGATTAATATGATTAAAACGATCAAAAACTCTGTTATTAGAATAATATCAGAGGATCAAGTATATGAACGGGGAGATATTATCCTACAAATTGAACCTATTGATTATGTATATTATAATGGTTTAAAACAGTTTTCTAAAACTATGTTTTTATGCGAATTGAAAGGGGTTGAATAATACAATATATGGTAAATTTTTTGAATAATTGCACACTTCTAATTATGGGTTTCGGTATAGGATTTTCAGTAGCTTGGCTACAAATTAATAAAAATATTACAGGTAGCTATTCTAAACCGGTTCGTTATACTAGTATTAAATATGGCGAAAAAACAGTAAGACTTATTCGCCCAAGTGATAATGAATTTGATAAAATTATAGATTCTGTGAATTCTAAATTGAATAACTAGAATAAAAGTAAAGGAGATATAAAATGAAAGGAAAAATACTAGCAGGATTCTTAGCTATAATTATAGCGTATTCTTTTACTGGATGCGGTCGTACGTACGTAAAGGAACAAGACATTTCGAAAGCTTTAAAAGACCACGACAAATATATAGGCCAATATATAAAGATGGATGGCTTTATAGACGCTAGCGAAAAAGTAGGAGATAAGTATGTATTTGCCATCGTTAGAGGAGAAGGCCTTGATACTTTCGATGGTAATTGCGCATATTTATATCTTACAAAAAAGCAGGCTGAAGAATTTACAGTCGGCGATTATGTGAGATTTAATGGTAAAATTGTCAAGCCAAATGAATACGCTGGTTTATCTATTAAATGCGATGAGATAGTTAAGGATAACTATATCAAGAGAGTTAAACCAGCAAAGAATACAAAGAAAGTAAATCAAACGGCATCTTTTGATAATGTTGATTTTACTATTAATAAGGTAGAATACGCAGAAAGTGAAACTAGACTGTATGTATCTATCACTAATAATAATGCAAGAAATGCGGGGGTTGATACCTATAGTTCGATGATTATGGATAATGACGGAAACGAATATTATCCAGAACTACCTCCTGTCCAGGCATACAATTCCTATGGTGTCAGCGATTTACCCCGCATTAAGCCTGGAAAAACACATAAGGAGATCATAAGAATACCTTATAAATTAGACAAGGATAAGTCTTATAAAATATCTACTTATATTACGATTTATGACTCTTCCAATATTGATGAAGTAGAAATCGCATTCTAATCTATTTGGATTATAGAAGTTATAGGTTCATAAAAATAGGAGGTTTAATTATGAATGTAAAAGAGGTTTTAGAAAAACAGATAAAGGATCTGGATAAAAGGATTGAGAAATGCGAAGACGAAGAACTGAGAAGTTCTTTGGTAAGAGAGATGGTATCTCTTTCTTCGGAATATTCTAAAGTAGAGGCTAACGAAATTAGTTTAACAACAAATGTTGCTAATACGGCAGTAAAATACGATGAGAATAAGAAGAAGTTAAAAGGTACTATGATTACCGGAGGAATCATTATAGGTTCTTCTATATTAGGCATAGTACTCGATTCTGTAACAGGTCGAATCGAAAAGAGAAAAGAATCTAAGATGCAGGATAATTTAACACGAATGTTAAAGTAATCTTGTAACTTCTGATAGTAAGGGCGTTTAAACAACGCCTTTGCTTTTTTTTGAAAGGAGATAAATAATGCGTATTACATATAATACTTTAAATGAGTATGTGATAGTCCCAGTAAAAAATATATTAAAAGTAATTACTACTTTACATAATGAAGATTCTATTAACGCTATGGGCGCTTTATGTGTCCCATTTTATGGATCGCTTTCATTTTTAAATGAGGATTTAAAACCATTTAGAGATTGGCATGTGGATAATCAAGGCCTGGCATTTTTAGTAAAAGATATTGAACTTTATACTTTTGATGTTCCTCCTTCAGAATGGAATCGATATGTTCTATATGGTACTGATATTTTTAAAGATGATGTAATAATTAACGAGTTTGGTATTGGAATTTATTCGTGCGATAATAGTCCTTTTTTTACAAAGATACCAATATTAATTGATGATATCAAAAAAAATGATATTATAAACCAACCAACTGGTGTTTCTATTTACGATTTAATGTATGGTATTAATAAATTCGCTAAAGCTTACTATTCAAACAATTTACATCATGGTCTTGAAAAGGCTGGAATACCTGCTAAAGAAGCAAGTAAAATTATTCAAGATAAGGTGAAGGACACTAAAGGTAAAGCTAAGCTTCATCTCGTACCTCAACAGATTCTTTATGATATTGCTGAGGTTAGAGAGTATGGTAATAAAAAGTATCCAACTGGTGGAGAGGATAATTGGAAGCTTGGTGATCCAAAAGATTACCTAGACGCAGCATATAGACATCTAACTAAGATGGTACGAGATGGTATAGATAGTAAGGACGAAGAAAGCGGTATTGAGCACTATAAACATCTTGCTACTAATGCCGCGTTTATCTGTGGATTTATGGGAGGCGAACATGAAGACATATCTAAAACTGTTGAAGAGTGATTATGAATATTTAGATGATGTTAGATATTATATTGGCAATAGAAAAAATAAGATTTATAGATTAGAGTTTAATCCATATTCATTAAAAACCATTGAAGATTATTATGTTAAAGAATTAGATTATCATAAAACCATTATAAATATTATAAATACACATTACCTAGAGCATGCAAAAGAATATGACTCAAAATGTATTGAACCATATATTATTAAAGATATATCAGAACATAAAAATGCAATAATAGATATTATTGATAAATGCATGCGTAATATATCTAATGCTATTGATGAGGAGAAAAATAATGGCTAAAACGAAAGAATTAATGTATATTTGTACCAACAATAACAACTCAATTGTAGAGTCTATGTTCCAGAGGTTGAATAAAATCTTCAGTAATGATTATATCCTCAATAAACTTAGCACTCGTAAGATAGCTAATTTCGCTAGAAGAAAAAATATAAATGCTACCTTCATATGTATTGACTCTATCGGTAATGGTGATAATTCTAGACTATTTGATATGCTTGGTAACTACTACAAAAATATTGATGATAGTGGTATAAAACTATATTTTTTAAGTGTAGATGATATTAACAAGCCATCAAAAGAGGATAAGTATTGTAACAAAATTAAGCATTGGTTAGAAATTAGAAATCAGGAGATGAATAGATGTTTAAAAAAATAGTGGAGAAGATTATGGATAAGTATGGGAAGCATTCAAAAATATTTCAAATGATGCGTAGTCGTCATGAAAAGATGACTAAATGGTTTGGGGATATTATATCTTCAGATGTTATTGAAAGGGTATCATATCATCAACCAGTTCGTGAGTATCCTACGGACGAAGAGATGGATAAAATGGTTGAGATGTATACTAGCGATGGCTGGGAAGAAGAGAATGCTCTATTCCCGATGGATTAAGTGAGATATACTATGGATAAAATAAAATTTGATGATGAATTAGTTGATATTGATAAAGTAAAATCATTAATTATTGATATGTTAAATAAATCAGAAAGGATACCATATGCAGATTTTAAAAGTGATAATTTAGAATTATGCCCCGATGAATTAGAGTATAAATATACTTATGCAGATAATGAATTATCTACAATATTTTATAAAATATTAATTGATAAAGAATTATCATCAGTATTTCCACATTCAGTATCAGTAATAAATTTAGATTGGCGTAATGAAATTCGTTTAGAAATAAAAGTTATAGTTACTTATAACATGGATATTAATGACGAACATGATGAATATTATGATATTAATGGTAAATATTTTAATTATGAAATTATAGAAATTGGAGACCTATTCGATCCATCGGAGATTATGAAGGGGGGGATATATTATTAATAAATTAATCAAAGGAATTACTGATGACGGCATGTCTAATATTTTAGATTTATTAATATTATCATTTAATAATTATTATAGTTGTGGTAGCGAACGTATGCATATTGATAGAAATGATTTTGAAATATCAGAAGTAATATATGATAATTCAGATATGATTAATACATATAATAAACATTTATTAATAAATATGCTAAACCCTAATAAAGTACAACTACGCGAATTAATAATCACAACTAAATCAAATGAATCTGAAGCTATAGTTAAAGTATTTTTTGAAAATAATATATTGGAGAATACTAGCGTTTTTTCATTTATGTTTAGAATTGATACGCATGATAAATCGGATGAATGGTTCAAATATTATTAAAATCGCAACACTATCAACTAGCATTATAGAAAGAGCAATTTCGGTTGCTTGTCATAATTTTATATTATGACCGAGGTATATATGATGTAACAGTCATATATATTTTCTTTTTTTTGTCAGTAAAGGAGGTATAAAAATGCTTGACAAATTCGTCGACGGATTTGATAGGCTCGGTGGGTCTATCAGAAAAAACAAAGCAACAGTCTTTACGGTCATTGGTATGGTTGGAGTCGCGGTCACAACCTATCAGACAGTAAAATCTACTCAGGAAGTTCAGAAGATTGTTAGGGAAAAGAAGCCTGAGGGAAAGAAAGAACTAGCTAAGGCTATTTGGAAGCCAGTTGTAAAGACGGCTATTCCGTTCATCGCCACAGAGGTTGCTATATTCATGGCTAACCGAACTAATAAGAAGACTATTGTGGCTCTTCAGGCGGCTGCTATGATGATGAATGCGGACCGTAAAGCTATGCGTGAAAAAGTCATGGAGAAGATGGGCAAGACTAAAGGCAAACAGTTATTATCAGAAGTAGCACAGGAAAGGGAAAAGAATGCCGATAGTAGAGAAGTATTCATTACTGGACATGGTGATGACTTGTGTTTTGATGTGTTGTCCGGACGCTATTTCCGATCATCGCAAATGCATATCGAGAAGACTATATTAGATATGGATAAGGCCATTAATGAAGGCGGAGAGTTCGATATAAATGATGTATGGTGTGAACTAGGATTACCAGTAACACCTTTAGGTGGAATGTTTGGTTGGTCGTCTAGTGGTGGATTAACAAATTATATCGGAGCCCCAGGATACATAACACATGGTATGTCTGATAAGTTTGCAGAGAAGTGTATCTTTGTCGACCTTATTCCAAATCTAGAAGGTGATGCGGATGCATATTATGGTAATACTGCCCGATTTCAATAATTGGAAAAAAGTAGTATATGTGATGAAGTATGGGACCAAAACGGGTCTAGAAAAATATAAATTAGATTTAGAACTTGGTCAATTTAATTATTAGTAAAGGAGATAAAAAATGTTTGAAATGGCAGGCGTAAAAGTACGCAAAGCAGCAAACCACTGGCCAGCTATCGTTACAATAGTGAGTGTCGGTGGTATCGCTTATGGTGTATATAAAATGTGTAAGGCTTCTACAAAGTTGAATGAAGCTATGGAACCACATAGAAAGATGGAAGAAAGTATTGTTAATTCACATAATAAAGGTGTTATCGATGATGCTGAATTTAAGAAGAAGATTGGTATGGCTAAGATAGAGCAGGCTAAGGACGTAGCGAAACTATATGCTCCAGGTTTCCTACTAGTAGCTAGTTCGACTCTAGGGTTTCTATTCTCAAATAGAGAACTAGGAAAGAGAGTTGTTAATGCTCAGAACATGGCGCTTCAATACCACGATTCTTATCAGAAGCTTAAGCAGAATGTTCAGAATGCAATTGGTAAGAAAGCTACCCAGGCAGTTGAACACCAGATTAATTCAGGAATTAGAACTGTAGAAGATGAAAAGACTGGCAAGAAGATTGAAAAAGATTTCCGTTATATGACTGTAGATGGTGATATGATTAGTGCTTCTATCTATTCAGTATTCTTCAACAATACTTGCAATGGGTTTGACGAGGATAGTAGAAAGAATAACTATGAATATCTAAAGTCTCTTGAGCACGATATGAATAATCGTCTTAGACGTAAGGGTTATCTATGGTTATCCGATGTATATAATGCATTAGGCATTGTTCCAGATAACTATAATGAGGCTATAAAGAATTCTGGTTGGATTGATCCTAATGGTAAGTTCGGTTATCTGATTAAGGATACTAATGGTATCTGCAAGTATGAAGATAAGATCGATTTCTGTCTAAATGACATTGAACTTCATAAGTATGATAATAATGAAGATCCAATTTGGCTACTAGACTTCAATTGTTATCATATTGGTCATCTAATCTAATGAATTGGAAGACTTTAGGAGTTGGCTTAATCGGATGCGTAATTGGTGCCGCTTGTACATACGCAGGCATTAAAAAGCACTATGAAAAGAAAGTACGTAAAGAAGTTGACAAACTATATGATAGAGATTCATTTAAAGATCTAAATGACGAGCGAGAGGAAGAGCTTGAGGAGTTAGAAAAATGGATTGAAATCGAACACGCGAATGAAATTAAACGTGTAATGGAGACTGAATACGCATCTGGTTTATGGCCAATGGAAGAAGAATTCGAAGATATTCATCCTCGTGAAATAACCGAGGAATTATTCTTCGATACTGAATTAGAATTCGAAAAATTAGAAGTACGAATCTACTCGGATGGAGCAATTATATGTGCTGACGACGATGGGGTAATATTGCCTGGATTTATAGGTGAAGAAGAAGCCCGTATAAACATTGAAGCCGGCATAACCGAGTGGTACGTACGTAATCCGCCAATGCATACAGATTTTCACATCAAAACTGTAGAAGTAGCCTACAATGAAATGATGTAAAGTAACTCGATACATAAGTATCAATAATAATATAAAAAGACTTAAATAAATAATTTGAAAGCTAACTGTATCGGGTTCGGCCTAGTATCAACTAGGCTCCGGTTTTTTTTCGTAATAAAAACTACTAGTATTATAGAATAATATTTTAGGAGGACGAATTATGAAAAAACTATGGAAGAAAGTTAAAAATTGGACTGAGAATCATAAAGACGATATTGATGCTTTTACGGTTTTATGCTCTCTATTTTTAATATCTAAAAGAGTTATTTCAGAATGTAAAATAAATAAAAAGAAGTAAAACATACTTCTTTTTTTTTTCGTAATAAAAACTGCTAGTATTATAGAATAATAAGGAGGTAAATAGTTATGAAATATAAAGATTATATATTCGGTTCAGTAATAGTAGCTGTTGGATGCTCAATATTTTATTGGGTATGCGAGCGTGAAATTGCTAAAAACCGTAAAGAAATTGAAGGTAACTTATAACTTATAAATCTAAGACGGAACGTACTCATGTGCGTTCTATTTTTAGAAAGAAAAAAATAAGAAGGAGGAATAACATGGGTATAAGTGTAAATACAATTGGTATTAATGAACATACTGGGCGTGAATGTATGGTCGTTGATTTATTCAACGGACAGCATTTCACATGGCTTATAGTGGAAGATTCAGAGACACATGAATTATCCATTATTGGATATGATTCATTGTTAAAATGGAGGAATTAAAAAATGCTTTTATATTGGTTACTATGTATCCCATTATTTATTTTAGCGGGTTTTTGTACCACAATAGCCATATTAGATTTTAATGAAAATATTAAACTATGGAAAGCCATACTTCCAGGTGTATTGATTTTTGTATTTTGTATATGTTTTAGTTTATATGTTAAACATAATCCAAATACAGGTGATGATTTTATAGAGTCAATATATTATTATAAGTGGCGATGGTAAACTTTTTATAAAACGCAATAAATACAATTAGTATTATAGAGGGTTAAATTATTCTCGGTATATTGACAATAGACGTACATGATGTAACAGTCATGTATGTCTTTTTTAAGGACAATCAACTAGTTATTTTTTTTAAATGAAAGGAACAAATATTATGATTAAATTGTATAACACTAATGATATTAAAGCAGTAATTATAATGCCGGATGGTACTAATCAGTATGCTAAAATAAATGAACTATCATTTATTGATGATTTAAGTATAATCTATTGTTAATTTTTTATAGGAGGAACTTGCGATGGAAAATTTTAAGTCTAACTCTGCGGCTTCAAAAGCAGCAAAGAGACAGGAGAAAAAGGTTGTGAAAAAGGTTGCACGAGGAGAGGTGTATACCAGAAAACAACCAGTTACTAAACGTATGAAAGAAGTATTCTTTGGGGCTGATTTGACCACTACTAAAGAGTATATATTTTCAGATATTGTAGTGCCAACCATTAAAGATATGTTATTTAATATTATTAATGGTGGAGTGTCTACAATGTTCTACGGACGTAATACTCAGCCATCCAGAGGTGACATTCTTGGAAGGACGAATTATAGGTATTCCAGCTCATCACTAAGCGATAAAAGACAGACAGCTTTGCCAGCAGCTACACCAGCTAATGCTCTGGATGAAATAGTGTTTAAAAGTCGTGCGGACGCTGAGAGTGTTTTGGAAGACCTAAGAATGCTTATCGAGCAGTATGAATGGGCTTCTGTTCAGGACTTCTATTCGTTGTCAGGACAGGAAGTGGCTAGAAGAAACTGGACTATGGTAGACTGGGGATGGGAGACTCTAGCTAAAGCATATGTTGAAGGCATTATTGGTGGCGGATATGTAATTAATATGCCAAAGCCAAGACCAGATAAGTAAAGGTAAAATACTATGGAAGAAGAAAAGATTTTAGATGAATCGTATGTACGTAAATATATAGCATTTATGTTAAATAATCAATTTGATACAAATATAAATGCTGATAATATTAAGCTTAGCCAGAGGCCTAAACAATCGAGAGATACTTATTCGTATTATATTGGTATAGAATTGGGTAATCGTTTACCGATCAAACCATTATTTGCCATCATAGATCCAATTAGTATTCTTATATCGTATATAAAAAAGAATACCAAAGATGGATATGAATTTAATGAATTAGAGAATATATTATCATATATTGACGCTACAGAATTTTTTATGGAGGAGTTTGAGTAAAAATGATAGGTATTAAACTCGAAGATAAGAATAAAATTTTAGATTATTGTATTTGGGAATGCATTAAAGAATATGATGCTTTACTTGGCATACATAAAAATATTATAGTTACTAGATCTGAACAAATAAATGTTATTGATAATAGTATTATATTTACGGGATTATTATATTACCCATTATCAGATGATGACGATGTTATATTATCAGATTATGAATTACAAATAACCGATAGTCTTGTAGTTTTTTATTTAAGATATACAATATTAAATAAAATGGAAGTAGATACAAAAGATAAATGGTCAAATGTTATTATTAGAACTGCACAATTAGATTATGATATTGCTGAAATATCTAGAAATATGGGTTATACACAACATAATAAACTAATAACAATTAGTTAAAGAAAGGAAAAAGATTATGAACTTAAACTCAATTAAAAAAGGAGCATCTATGGCTCTGGGAAAGACGAAGAGATTTGGACGAGCACACGGTCCTAGTATTATGGTGGCTGCTGGAATAGTGGGTATGGCTTACACCACTTATAAAGCTGTAAAGGAATCCGAAAACTTACAGCTGGAGCTGGACACAGCGGAATATGAGCTCGCGAATGCCAAGACAAAGAAAGAAAAGGCTAAAGCTTATGCTAAAGGTGCTGGTAATATTGCACTAAATTATAAGGGCACAATAGCTGGTTTTACCCTATCTACAGCATCCATCCTTACAGGTTATTGCATTATGAGGAAGCGTTATATGGGCGCTACAATGGCTCTAGCGGTCGTTACAAAGCAGTTTGAGACCTATCGTAAGGCTTGTATTATTGAGAATGGTACAGAGGCTGATGAGCGATATATGAATGGTCTAGCTAAGACTAAGATTGAATATAAGGATGAGAAAGGTAAGAAGAAGACGGAAGAGGCTTTGGTGGATGTGAGCCTAGATGAGAATTTCTCGTACGCACGTTATTACGACGCTGAAGAGGCTCCGTCAATTTTCGATACTAAAAATACAACGCTTAATATCCACAATATCACTCTAGCTAATACAACTCTAAATAATCAGCTTCAGGCTAGAGGACATGTATTCTTAAATGACGCATTTGATACACTTGGATTGAGTCGTACGTACGCTGGCGCGGTAACCGGATGGTTGGCAAAGTCTCACTATGAATATAATCTTCCAGAAGAGTACTGGGATGGTGCGGACAATTTAATTAATATCACTTATAAGATTGTAAAGAGATTTGATGAAGAGGCTGGTATTTATAGAGACTCTATCATACTAGACTTTAATGTTGATGGTGTAATTGCAGATAAGATCAATCTATCGCCATTTTATAAGGCGCCTAAGCCAGTAGAAATTAAATCTGAAGAGGCTTAGTATATAATTAGAAAGGAGAACTATTATGAATAAGATTGTTAGTTTTGGACTAGGTATGGTTGTAGGTGGAGCTATATCCGCTGCTGTATCTTGGAAGTATTTTAAGGATAAGTCAGATAAGGAAATTGAGGAGATTAAGGAGAGGTTTAGAGAAAAGGAAGAAGACCTTTCCACAGAAATCCAGTATATCAAAGACCAGAAGCTTGAGATTATGGCTCAGGAAGCAGAGTCTCAGATGGCTAAAGATGAGGAAGAGGTAAAGCCTAAGAAATCTAAGAAGAAGTCAACTAAGAAGGACGCTGAGAAGCCTATATCTAACGCTACAGCGGCAGAAGATAGACCAGAGATGGAATATACTGACTATGCAGCTATTAGCGCTGGTAAGGACGAAGAAGAGGAGAAGCCTAAGAAAAAGACTACTAAGAAGAAGTCTACTAAAAAGAAAAAAGAGGCTGAAGTAGTAGTTATTACTGAAGAGGAATGGGTGGATAACGCTGAAGATATGACTCAGATTACTCTTTATATTACACCTGCTGCATTCGTTATTAATGGTAGCACGGAGCAGAGAATTGATGCTGAGGGTAGTATTGGACAGGAGATGGTGGATAATTTCTTAGAATCGGGGGATCCAGTATGGTACGTACGTAATAACAAGCTTGGTGTTATGTATGAACTTGTCCTAGATGAGGATGGTGATTATGATGTCTACTAAGACTATTGACGTATGCGATACGGCTGTCGAATTATATAATCTAAATTATTCTACATATACTAAGTTTAAAGAGCTTAGAATGGATTTACAGTATGCTTTATGTGATACTGTATTTAAAAAGATTGTTGAGGAAGATCAATATAGGCTTGATGATATCTTGAATAATAGGGAATTTGTAGCTGATGTATTGTCTGTAACTAACGCCCCAACTTTTAATGAATTCTCACCATCTATGGCTGAATTAATAGCTTCAGTGGCTATTAAATGGTCTGATACGTATGATACGGACGGTAATAATGTAAATACCCCAGGTGATTATTTTATGGAAATGTTGGATAATTTAGGGCTACTTGGTAGTGGTATTACGTATCGTGGAGCTTGTGAAATTCTTGAGGATTGTGTGGATAGGAAGTATGGTACGGACGGAAAAGGGTCACTATTTCCACTTCCAGATGGTAGTGAAATGACCCAGGATAATTGTAGTATTTGGGCACAGTTGAACAACTATTTAATAGCAAAAAATCGCTATTTTGAGTCCGATTTTGAGTAAAAATACCACGTTTTATTGTGGCCAAAAACTGGGCATAAAAAATTAAAAACTGGCCATTTTGCCCACTTTTTTGTGAAAAAATTGGGTTTTTGGCGATTTTGAAAAAAGTCGAAAAATTGGCTTGGTCAGAAATTCGAAAAAAATCGTTAAAAACTGGCCATTTTGCCCACTTTTTGCCCACTTTTTGAAATGGCTCAAAGCCTTGCAATTACTGGGGTTGAGGCCTCTTTTGCCCAGATACCCACTTTTATATATATAATAATATAATATATATATTATATATGTTATATATATATTTAAAAAAAAAATAAAATAGGGTGGCCATCTGGCCATCTGGCCATTTCAAGGATTTTTTAGAGAAATTTATAGAAACGGAGGTAAATGTATGAAATGCTTGATTTCTTAAAGATTGAAGTTGTAAGAAGACCCAAATCTTATACTATAATTAGGCCGTCATTTAGGGTTTGTAAAAGTAAAGACTTAATGACTCGAGGTGGAGACTTCCATGCAATATGGGATGACAATGAAGGATTGTGGTCTACCGATGAACAAACTGCAGTTGAATTGATAGATATGGAGCTTGATACATATGTTGAGGAGAATAAGTTTGATTTTGGTGAAAACTATATAGTTGAGCATATGTGGAATTCTTCAAGTGGATCTATTGATAAATGGCATAAGTTTGTACAAAAGCAGATGCGAGATAATTTCCATCAATTAGATTTTAAGATGGTATTTAGAGATGATGATACTGTTAAGGCCGATTATGCAACCAGAAGACTTAAGTATAATTTGATGAATATTGATACGCCAGCTTATAATTTATTAAGTAAAACATTATATTCACCAGATGAACTTCGTAAGTTAGAGTGGGCCATTGGTTCAATAATTGATGGCGATAGTATAAAACTGGAAAAATTCATTGTATTATATGGCGCCCCAGGTACAGGTAAGTCATCATACATTAAACATGTCATAGAACCAATCTTTGATGGATATTATGAGTTCTTTGATGCAGAAGCATTGGGTGACAAGTCTAATTCATTTTCTATGGAAGTATTTGCAAAAAATCCACTAGTCGCAATTCAACACGATGGTGACTTAAGTAAAATTACAACCAATATAAGACTCAATTCAATTGTATCTCATGATAAGTTGATAATTAATCAGAAACATAAATCGCAGTTTACAATATCGCCTCAAAGTTTTTTATTTATGGGTACAAATAAACCTGTTAAAATTACAGATGCAAAATCTGGATTGAATAGAAGATTGATAGATGTTAACCCAACTGGTAAAACATTAATGCCAGAAGTATATATAAATACTATTCAGAAGATTAAGTTTGAAATCGGTGGAATCGCAAAACACTGTCTTGATGTCTATAGAAATCTTGGAAGAGATTATTACTCAGATTATGAGCCAGTTAATATGCGAGAAGAAACTGATATGTTTTATAATTTTATTTTGGATGAGTGCTACAATGATTTTGAAAGAGATGATTGCACAACTCTGGCTTCGGCATGGGTTAAATATAAAGATTATTGTGAATATTCTGAACAAAGATTTAAATTATCAATGCAAGAAGTTAAGAATGCATTAAAAGATTACTTTAAGAATTATAAAGATAGAGGAGTTACTGCTGATGGTGAAAGAGTAAGAAACTTCTATTCTGGTTTTATGGTTGATAAATTTAACTTCAAGAATATGGTTGTTCGAGATGCTAAGAATGATGATACCTGGTTAGATATGAAGTTTGGAGCAGATAGTTCAGAGTTAAATAGACTTTGCGCCGATTGCCCCGCACAATATGCTAAGCGTGATGGTACGCCTAGTAAAAAGTGGGAAAGAGTAACAACTAAACTAAATGAGTTGGATACAACTAGATTACACTACACTAAGCTTGAAAGCAAACAGCACATTGTTGTTGATTTTGATATGAAGAATGAGAATGGTGAAAAAGATTTGAGTCTCAATTTAGAGGCTGCAAATAAATGGCCACCAACTTATGCTGAACTTAGTAAGAGTGGTAATGGTGTTCACTTGCATTATATTTATACAGGGAATGTTGAAAATTTAAAAAGACTACATGCACCGGATGTGGAGATAAAGGTGTTTTTAGGAGATTCTTCTTTGCGTAGAAAAGTTACAAAGTGTAATCATTTACAAATAGCAGAGTTAGATGGTGGTCTTGAAGAAAGGGAGACAAGAAAAGTGATTAATAAGGAGGTATTTCAGAATGAGGCTTCCATTAGAAAGTTAATCCTGGAAAACTTAAAGAAAGAACATCACCCAAGCACGGCATCAAGTATTTCTTTTATTAAGAAAATATTAGATGACGCATATGCTTCTGGAATAGAATATGATGTTAGTGATTTAAGACCAGCTGTTATAGCATTTGCAAATAACAGTACGCATCAAGCTAAGCAGTGCTTGAAGATGGTAACTGAAATGGAATTTACTTCTGAAAAAGAAACGGACAGAAAGGATGCTGAACGACCGTTAGTATTCTATGATATCGAGGTGTTCCCAAATTTACTTCTGATAAATTATAAGAGACAAGGTAAAGGCAAAAAAATGATTAGGATGATTAATCCTGAACCAAAAGAAGTTGCTGAATTATTTCAATATAACTTAATTGGTTACAATAATCGAAGATATGATAATCATATAATATATGCCAGAAGCTTAGGATATAGTTTATTGGATTGTTATAGACTATCAAAGGCAATAATTGATGGTGAAAAAGTAATGTTCAGAGAAGCGTATAATGTTTCGTATACTGATATTTATGATTTCAGTACTGATAAAAAGTCTTTGAAGAAATGGGAAATTGAACTCGGTCTACAGCATAAAGAATTAGATTTGGATTGGAATGAACCAGTTCCTGAAGAACTATGGCCTAAGGTGTCATCGTATTGTGACAATGACGTATATGCAACTGAAGCAGTATTCGAACATCTTCATGATGAATTTGTAGCTAGAGAAATTCTTGCTGATATTGCTGGTATGTCTGTAAACACATCAACAAATGCACTAACAACTAAAATTATTTTTGAGGGTGATAAGAATCCAGGAGCGGTTTATACAGATTTATCGGATGGTTTACAATATGGACCAGGTAAAGAATATATTCCAGGGACAGGAGTATTTAGTAACGATTCGAATAAGTTCGAAGGATATTCGTATACCCAAGGTAAAAATCTTTATCGAGGAATAGATGTTGGATTCGGTGGATGGGTTTATGCTCAGCCTGGAATGTATGCGCATGCTAAAACTTTTGACGTAGCTTCAATGCATCCGTCATCAATTATAGCAATGAATGTATTCGGTAAATATACCGATAACTTTAAACAGCTTCTAGATATAAGATTGGCCATTAAGAGAAAACAGTTTGAAACAATCAGTGATTTGTTTGGTGGAAAACTTAAGAAGTATTTACAGTCCACAGATAGTTCAAAAGCGTTATCCAAGGCTTTAAAAATCGCAATCAACAGTGTATATGGTTTAACTTCGGCATCATTTGAAAATGCATTTAGAGATATTCGTAATAAAAATAATATCGTTGCGCTTCGAGGTGCTCTGTTTATGAAGACTTTGGTTGATGAAGTTATTAAAATGGGTTATGAAGTAATCCATGTAAAAACAGATTCAATTAAGATTGCTAATCCTGATGAAAAGATTGAGAACTTCATTCTTGGATTCGGAACAAAATATGGTTATACTTTTGAAGTTGAATCTGAATGGGATAGACTTTGTTTAGTTAATGATGCAGTACTTATAGGTCATCATAACAATAACGATCCAGAAAGTCCTAATGAATGGGAAGCTGTTGGTGCTCAATTTAAAGTTCCATATGTATTTAAGACTCTGTTCTCTAAAGAAAAAATAGAGTTTGATGATTTATGCGAAATTAAATCAGTAACTACAAAAATTATGTTAGACTTTAATGAGAACTTACCAAGTGTAGAACTCGAAGAAATGATAAGAGATGCAAGAGATAAAGTTGCAAGGGGTACCAAGATTACTAAAAAAATGGAAGGTATTCTTAGCGACTGGTCAAATGTATCTGATGAAGAATTGAATTCTAAAATAGCTGTTGGTCATAATTACCAGTTTGTTGGTAAGATCGGTAAGTTCTGTCCAGTAATAGCTGGAGCTGATGGCGGTTTACTTGTTAGACAATCTGGTGATAAATATACTTCGGTTACAGGAGCTAAAGGATATCGATGGATGGAAAGCGATGTTGTTCGTGATCTAAAACTGGATTCTAGGATAGACATATCTTATCATGATGAATTAGCTGAAAATGCCATAGATGAAATTAGTAAGTATGGTGACTATAGCTGGTTTATAGAAGTTAATGATGTTGCTTAAATATTAAAAAAGGAGATAATAATTATGCAAAATTTAAATATTGAAAATGCAAGAATTGGTTATAAGAATTTTAGAGGACTCGAAAGTAAATATAATGCTCAGGGAAATAGAACATTTAGTGTATTCATTGATGATGCTGATACTGCTAAAGCACTGTTAGCTGATGGGTGGAATCTAAAAATTAGAAATAAGAAAGATGTAGCAGAAGGCGAAGATCCAAAGTATCATCTTCCAGTATCTGTAAAGTATGGTTCTGATTATTATAGACCTAGAATTTTCCAGATTACATCTAGCGGAAAAACTTTACTTACTGAAGAAACAGTAGATCTACTTGATTATTCAGTATTTGATAAAGTTGATTTATCACTTAGACCTTATGAATGGGAAGTTAATGGTACTAGTGGTATAAAGGCATATGTTGATGAAATGTATGTCACAATCCAGGAAGGCGCATTCGCTAGTAAATATAGTGATACACCAACACTTGATTCTGAAATTCCATTTTAATTAAAATGAGTAATTTAGTTGTTGAGCTTTCTGAGGGTCAGCAATTAGCCGTTAAGCAGTTGCGTTCTGGAAATATTGTTATTGGTGATACTGGTAGCGGTAAATCTAGAACTGCAATTGCTTATTATTATTACAGTAATGGTGGAGATAGGATTGTTGATTTTAATAATAATATAAAACCAACAAAAAAACTTTTTATCATAACTGAAGCTAAAAAACGAGATGGCAAAGAGTGGGAAGCTGAATGCTCACCATTTGGAATAAATGTGATTGTTGATTCTTGGAATAATATAAAAAAATATAAAGATATAAAAGATGCATTTTTTATTTTTGATGAACAAAGACTAACTGGAACTGGCGCATGGGTTAAAACATTTTATTATATATCCAAATATAATAAATGGATATTATTGAGTGCAACCCCAGGTGATGAATGGAAAGATTATATGCCAGTATTTATAGCAAATGGTTTTTATAAAAACAAAACGGAGTTTATGAATAGGCATGCTGTCTTCTCGAGGTTCACGAAGTTTCCAATGATAGTTAAGTATTTAGATACTGGTAGATTGATGAAATTAAAACAATTGATAACTGTCGATATAATTTATGTTAAGCAAACAAAGCAACACCACATAGATGTTAAAGTTCATCATGATAGAGAATTATATTCAAGTGTTATGAAAGACCGATGGAATATTTTTGAAGATAAACCAATGAAAAATTCTAGTGAACTATTTAGAGTTGTTAGAAAGATAGTAAATACTGACCCTCATAGAATATCAGAATTTGAAAGATTGGTTAAAGAAATTCCAAAGGTTATAGTATTTTATAATTATAATTATGAATTAGAGATAATTCGAGATGTATTGAATAAAATAAATAAACCTTTTTCTGAATGGAATGGTCATAAGCATGAAGAAATAAAATCTAAAGAACCAGAATGGGTATATGTTGTTCAGTATCTAGCTGGAGCTAATGGTTGGAATTGTACATTGACTAACTCTATGATTTTTTATTCAGAGTGTGGAAAGTATAATAAAATGCATCAAGCTTCTGGAAGAATAGATAGAAGAAATACACCTTTTAAAGAATTAAACTATTATCATTTGATATCGAATGCATCAGTAGATAAAAGAATACGAAATGCGTTCAAGGCCGGTAAGGATTTTAATATTAGAAAATTTGGAGAGTGTACAAGATGATAGATTATTTAAAAATACCGGGTCATCCGGATTACGTTATAAATAAAGATGGTGACATTATTAATACTAAAACTTGTACACATATATCTTCTTCAATTGTTGGAGGTAGGCGAAGAGTATGTCTAGATGGTTGTACTGAATATATGGCGAACTTATTATTAACTACTTTTGACAGACCAAAAGAAAAAACAGAGTGTGTTATATATAGAGATGGTAATACTCATAATGATTTATTACATAATGTCGAATGGGGGAGAAGAGGCCAAAATTATTCTAAGAAATATCCAACATCGGATTTATATCCAGGAAGAGAAGCAATGCCTAAACCAATAATGATAAATGAACTGAATATAAGTTTTGATAGCATACGACAATGTGCAGAATTTATTAATGGTTCACCGTCTGGTATTAGGCAATGTCTTTCTGGAAATTTAAAAACTTATAGAGGCTATACATTCACACTAATTTAATGTCTTGTTATACCCGGTGTGATAAAATCAATGCATATTATAGAGAGAGACTCGTTTTTACAACAAATAAGTCTCTTTTTTTGACTGGAGGTTAGCTATGAATGAAAATGAATATCAGGCTAAATTAATAAAGGACATTGAAAAGCGGATACCGGGGAGTATGGTTTTAAAACAAGATCCAAATATTGTTCAAGGGATACCAGATTTAACGATACTATATAAAGATAAATTTGCTATCTTAGAAGTTAAGATAAGTGCTAAAGCAAAGTATCAACCGAATCAGGAATATTACTTGAAAAAATTTGGAAAACATGTATATTCAGAAACGATATATCCGGAAAATGAAAAGGAGATACTAAATGGATTGGAATCCGCATTACGAACTGGAAGGTAAACATGCATTCCTATCTGCAAGTAAAAGCAGTTGGATTAATTATAGTGAATCTAAATTAATAGAAACATATAATAATTTTTATGCAAAAGAGATGGGTACAAGATTGCATGAGTTCGCTAAAGAAGCAATACTGTTAGGACAAAAATTAAAGGGTGATAAAACAACTCTTGCAATGTTTGTTAATGATGCAATTGGTTATAGAATGAATCCAGAACAAGTTTTATTTTATTCACCAAACTGCTTTGGTACTGCAGATGCTATATCATTTAAAAAGAATTTATTAAGAATCCATGATTTAAAAACTGGAAAAACACCAGCTAGTATGAATCAATTGGAAGTATACGACGCACTATTTTGTTTGGAGTATGGTAAAGAGCCAGAAAGTATAGAGCATGAGCTCAGGATATATCAGAATAATGAGGCTATAATACATATCCCAGAACAAGAAAGAATTAGACAGATTATGAACACCATAATCAACCATAATAAAATAATCGAAAAACTTAAATCTGATTGGAGGTAATTACTATGAAAGAAATATACATTCCGTATATATCTCACTCGGGTAAAGGTCATGATGATAACCCTCCAGGAAGAGGGTCTGGAAGATATGCCTGGGGTGTTGGAGAAAAACCGTATCAGCATCTCGGGCTACCAAAGTTTACTACAGACTTTTTAGAAGATGAAGCTAAAGTTAAAGAAAAACTTGGTAACAATGCAACTAGAACAGAAATTGCTAAAGCCATGGGTCTGTCTAGTGGTCAGTATGATGCTTATCGCGGATATGCTCATAAAGAGCTATGGTTTGCAAAAAGAGCGGCAGCAATAGAATTATGCAAAACACATTCTCAAACTGAAACAGCTAGAATACTTGGTGAAAAGAGCGAATCTAATATCAGAACATATCTTAATGATGAAATTGCATATCGTCAAGGTAGGGTTCGTAATACTGCGGCGGAATTAAGAAAAATGGTTGATGGTGGTGATCAATATGTTGGTATCGGAAGCGGGGTTCCAGCATTGATGGGTGTTCCTCAGACAACATTTGATTCCGCGCTTAAGGCTTTGGAAGTTGAAGGTTATAAAACACATGTTATAGAATTAAAACAGATTAATAATCCAACCAATACAACAAAGCATAAAGTACTAACTAAAGGTGATGTAACTAAAAGAGATGTTTATGGTAATTTAGATAAAATAAAATATCCAGGAGTTACTAGTATAGACAAAGGATTAAATTATTTGGGACAAGTAAAACCCAAAAGTGTATCGTCTGATAGAATTGGAATATTATATGGACCGGATGGTGGAACTAAAAAAGATGGTCTTATAGAACTTCGAAGAGGTGTTCCCGATATATCTATGGGTGAACAAAAATATGCTCAAGTTCGAATAGCTGTCGATGATAAATATTATTTAAAAGGTATGGCTGTATATTCGGATAATTTACCAAAAGGTGTTGATATAGTATTTAATACTAATAAAGAGAATACTGGTAAAAAAACAGATGCCATGAAAAAAATGGAAATCGATCCAAAAACTGGAAAAGTTGATTGGGAGAATCCATTCAAATCTACAATAAAGACTGGTAGTGATCTAAAGTATTCTTCTAGATTTTACACAGATAAGGATGGTAAAAAACAACAATCCACTATAAATATAGTAAACGAGCAGGATGAATGGTCAAAATGGGCTACAAATGATACACTTCCATCACAGTTTCTTGCAAAACAGCCACCAGCTTTAATTCAATCGCAATTAAAGCAAGTTACAGATGGTCAAAAAGCAAGGCTGAAGGATATAATGAGTATTTCTAATAATACTATAAAAGGTATCATGCTTAATAATTTTGCAGAATCTTGTGATAAACAGTCAGTTCATTTAAAGGCAGCGGGATTGCCAAGACAGACAGCATCGGTAATATTACCAGGACCAGATGTAAAAGAAGGCGAAGTATTTGCACCGAATTATAAGAATGGTGAGCGAATAGCTTTGGTTCGTTATCCACATGGTGGTAAATTTGAGATTCCAATATTAACTGTAAATAACAATAATCCCATGGCTAAAAAGATGATTGGCGCGGATTCTACAACTGCTATTGGAATACATCACACAACTGCCGAACAGTTATCTGGAGCAGACTTCGATGGTGATACAGTAACATGTATACCTTTAAATTCTAGAATTAATATAAAGTCGCAGCCTGCAGTAAAGAGTCTTATAGACTTCGAACCAAAAGTAGCCTATAAAGGTTTTGATGGAATGAAAGTAATTTCTAAAAAAGATAGTGGAACCGAAATGGGTAAAATCACTAATCTTATTACCGATATGACTATGATTGGTGCTCCAGTATCTGATGTTGTAGATGCTGTAAAATTCTCAATGGTTGCTATCGATGCTCATAAACATAAATTAAATATAAAGCAAGCTGAAAAAGATTTCCATATAAAAGAGCTTAAGAAAAAATATAGAGGCTCTGCAAATGCTGGTGCATCAACTTTATTATCGCGTGCAACTTCACCAACATATATTTTGGATAGAGTTGAAAAAAGAGTTAGTGAGATGACTCCAGAAGAATATAAGCAGTGGAAAGATGGGTATAAAATATATAAAAATACCAATAAGCTTAGTCGAGGTAGAGATGGATTATATACACCTAGAGTTCAAGAAGTAGATGCGTTAACTTTACCGAATACAAACTATACTATAGCTAATGTGAATAAACTTACACCGGATGAATATGATAGATATTTAAAAGGTGATAAAACAATTGCTATAAATAGAGATGCTAAGAGTGAAGAAGCCAAAAGAGCGAATATGAAATCCGCATTTGACTTAACATCTGGAGGTTCTAAAAAGAATCCTGGATATCTACCAGAAGCTCTATATGCTAAACATTCTGATGAGTTAAAAGAAATGGCTAGAATTGCTAGAAAAGAAGCTAGAAACTTACCTAATGATGTTGTTGATTTACATGCAAAGAAACAATATAATGAAGAAGTAGAATCTATAAAAAATAAACTAAAGACTAAGGAAATAAATTCTATAAAAGAAAAGCAAGCTACTATAGATGCTACTCTAGCTATCAGAGATAACGTAAGAACTCAAGACTACCCAGACAAGAAGGAATATACCAAGATGTCGTCTAGAGTACTAGCAGCAAGTAGAGAGAAATATGGTAAAGAGAAATATAAAGTGTCTATAACAGATAAGGAATTATCGGCTATAGAAGCTCATGCTATAACTAAGACCGATATAGAGAAGCTTGTCATGAGTATGGATGATGCATCCCTGGAGAGGTTTCAGAATAGAATAGTATCTAAGGATACTAAGACCGGTCTATCATCAGGTCAACAATCCTTAATTAAGTCAAAGATTAAGACTGGATTGTATACACAACAAGAGATAGCTGATATGTTCGGAGTATCATTATCTACTGTTCGTAATATAATTAATTCTTAATACTTATTATACTATTAAGAATAATTGAAAGGAGAATTCAATTGTCAAAAGAATCATTTATCACAACAACAGATAATCCCTTTGATTTCTTTAATGACTTTGATAATTGGCGTCAATTCGATGAAGATAATAATTATTATACTTTATCTTACGTTGCAAGAATTAGAGATACTTATCCAGAAAGTTTAGATTCTTCAGAAGAAGATGAAATAATTAATAAAGTATTTGACGATATTATTGAACTCAATTTAACTGGAAATTATAAAAGGGTTTATAATAATTCTAATTAATAATTAAAATAAATTTTATATAATAATAAATATTATTATATTTAATTCTAATTATTTAATATTCAATCAGAATTAAATATTATTATTTAATAAAAATAAAAATAAAGAGGAAAAAGATGCAAAAAATATTAGTTTTTATAAATTTTATAAAATTAATTATATATAATACTGTGAACATAGAAAACTAATATAGGGAGGGGGTCCCCAAAAATATACCCCCACCCTGCAT